TTTAAAAGTTTTGTTCATTAGAAATGTAGAAAAAATAATTTAGGATTTGAGAAAAAATTCCTTGACTTTTCTGTTTAAAAAATATTACACTATTCATGAAGTGCAAAGGAGGTGCAAGATGTCAACAAAAAAATTAGGTCGTCTTACCAGCAACCCCAAACCATTCTCCATTACCATAAGACTTGATTCTGAATGTATGGATATTATCCAAGACTATTGCAAGAAGCATAATTCTTTAAGGGTAGAGGCTATACGGGCTGGGATAAAAAAGCTGAAAGATGACAAATAAAAAAAGAGAACAGCCGATTTTCCAGATAGAACTGTTCTCTCAACCAACACACCCCAAAGGAATATGTTAAATCTATTATAGCATATTCCTGGGGTACAAGAAAGGAATATTGCTATGGATTACAATAAGTTAGTATGTTTATGTGGAGATTACTCCAATGCCAAACCTGTTGGAGAATCAGCACAAGGGAAGATAGTTACCAGCAGTCAGGCAGTAGCCTACTATTTTGGGAAACGACATGACAATGTTATCTCATCAATTAGGGGTCTCCTAAATTTTAAGGATACCCAAGGGGGTATCCCCAAAAATGGGGAAACCCTTAAAAAATGGTTCTATGAATACCAATATACCAATGAGCAGAACCATCAAACCTATCCAGCTTTTCTTATGACTCGTGACGGCTTTACTCTCCTGGCAATGGGCTTCACCGGGAAGAAAGCCTTGGAGTGGAAGATACGGTATATCCAGGCTTTTAATGAAATGGAAAGGAAGCTGAAAGAGCAGGAGAATCCGACTGCGCAAAATTGTGCAGCCACATTCAAGACTCCCAATGTCGCTCCACCAGAGGTACTGGCACAGGCCAGAGCCAAGACCATGTTAATGAACGCAAGGACTAGACAGGCAAAGCTATGGAAAACATTAGCTGACGAATCCACAGGAACCTACAGGGAGATTTGCAAAGTGTATGCTGCCAATATCCTAGCAGGGAAAGAAGTATTGCCACTACCCAAGCCACCCCAAAAGACAATGACTGCAACGGAGCTGGGAGAGGCAACTGGGCTGACTGCAATGAATGTAGGCCTGCTGGCTAATAAGTACAATCTAAAAACTGCCGCCTTTGGCCAGTGGGTGTACGATACATTGAAAAATGGCAGGCAGGTAGAATCGTTCAGATACTATGAGTCTGCCATACCGGTAATCAAGGAAATAGCAGAGGCAGAGAGAAAGAATAAAAAGCTGGTAATTAAGACGCCCCTAGCGGAGCTTTTAGGGGATATTATCATATTCACTAAATGATTGTATGGCCTACAGTCTTTACCCCGCTTGTAGGGGCTGTAGGCCTAAATCAGGGCAAAGAAAAACAACCTGCTCTCGGATACTCGAACTAAAGAAGAACAGGTTGCTTTTCTCTCACGTAGCCCTAATGGGAATAGACTTTTGAAGAAACGTACCGAAAAAAATTTAAGGGATAATTCTCTTTTATTATAGCAAAACTAGCAATTAATTTCAAGAGTTTTATTTGCTGATATTGCTAAAGTTGAACAATTAATGTCCAAACATTTTCTTGGACATTAATTCAAACTGCTGGAGAATAGGCTTCCATGACTCCATGTGGGAATCTATCAGGCCTTTCATGAATTGGTTTACGGATACATTGTTAATCTTTGCCAGCTGCTTTATGGCTTCGATTTGTTCCTCCGGGACAATAAGGTGAAGATGTTTTAACTCTACATCTGGGTTGTCAGGTTTCCTGCCTCTTTTCTTTGGCTCCTCCAGCTTAGGTTTTGTGATTATATCCTTGGCAGCCTCTTTGTACACATCAAAAGGGCTAGCAACTTTACTAAAATCTTTCGCCATTATTCTTCCTCCGTTTCAGGCTCTTGATAGTTGAAGATTTCTTGTATCAAACTCAGGTAGTCTTTAGCAGCATTGCTGTTTTTATCGTAAGAGAAAATATCCTTAACACTGGCTTGGGCTTCCTTAATGGCTACATTTTCTCTAATACCTGTTTCAAAAACTTTTGTTTTCATTTTCGTGGCAGCACTCTTAAAGAGTTTGTTCATATCCTGTGCAATGCGGGTGCGCTCATTATAGCGCGTCATTATTATGCCCGCTATCCTCAGTCTGGAGTTACAGTATTCCTTGACTGACTCTACTGTAGCATACAGCTGACTCACACCTTGCAGACTTAGAATATCAGCCTGAGCAGGAATGATTACCCTGTCGGCTGCTGTCAGCGCATTTGCTGTCAGAGTCCCCAAGGCAGGTGGGGTGTCTATTATGATGAAGTCATACTCCTTGGCTTTACTGCTACCTTTAATGGCCTCCTGTAGCTTATACGACCTGCTTATAGGGTCTGTCAGTCTGCCATCAATGGAAGCAAGAAACATGGAGGCAGGAACAATGTCATACTTCTCCAACTGCTGGATTCCCTCAAACAGCCTAGCCTCACCAACAAGGCACTCCAATATGGTAACGACATCAGCATTTTGAGTGTCAGTTACAGCGCCACATACTTGTGAGAGATTGCTCTGGGGGTCTAGGTCTAAAAGAAGAACTCTCTTTCCGTAATAGTCCCAAAGCCCAGCGGCAAGATTTTGAGCTGTGGTGGATTTTCCTACTCCTCCCTTTTGGTTAGCAATGGCGAAAACCTGCATGATAATACCCCTTTCAAAAAATTTTTTAAAAATTTCTCCAAAACATTTATACAGAAAATACTTTCCAAACTGAACATAACTAGCATAACTAGCAGCTTGGGAATGTTGGTATTTATGAATATTCTATACTATTATTACATGAATAGCAACAAAAAACTCATGCTAGTTATGAATTAATTGTTCAATAATAGCATGAGTAGCAATAATAGCAATAGTAGCAGTTTTTGTTATTTCTGTTTCTTGAATAAGTTGCTGTGTTGACAAGTTTCCAGAGATATAGTATTATGTGTATAAAAGTTCTTTGAAAATAAAAAAAGAGCAGGTCTTGTGTGAGATTGACAGTCTCACACAAGCCTTAGAGTACGATTGCGACATAATCATACACCAAGTTTTCCTGCATATCTTTATGTAGGAATTATAACATAAAAGGTCAGCGTTGGTCAATCGTACCAGCGCTTTTTTAGTGGAACAATTTAAATAAATTTCAAATAAGATATAAACCAAAAAGATTAATAAGTAAGCATTTTGGTTGTTTGGCGGCGGTTCAGATTATTGTTAGTTTTCTTGACCGTTTGCGACAAGTGGAGAGCGACCACTATAAAAAGGCAGTCTAATCCAGCTCATGCAGAGAATGGATTCGTCTTAACGCGATTGTCTTATGTTTGTGTTGCGTTACGGCGTCAGCAGGTAAAGAGTTCCAAGCCTGTGTTAAGCCTAAGTCTTGGTATCAGGATAAGCTGTTAGCAATAGCAGCGTGGCAAAAGGGAACGGGGGTATCGTCAGGGCCAGCACCATACTAACCAAGGCTGGGGAGGTACATCAGATAAGCGAAAGCCAAGCAGTCAGACGCTCGATAACGACTGTAGAACGATGTATGATAAGTCACAAACAGAAACACGGATACTCAAACGACGGGGCATTTTATATACTCTAGTTCCATGTTTAGGCAGACTTTCTTACGCTTGTCGTAGGAGTAGTCTGTCCAAAAGCCGTTGCTCTCACTCCGAAGCATTTTATAATCTCTACAGTTCCGAAGTCAACTCTTTTCGTAAAAGGTTCTACCGATTCGCCTCATTCTGGAGAATGAGTATACTATACACTGAGTATACTATATATAGTGTTTAGTGGAGCATAGTATACTATATGTAGTAGTTCACTAGTATACTATAGGTAACAGTTAGTTTGATATAGGTAACTGAGAACGATACGCATTATCATTGTTGTACTGTTGTCAAACATTTGATATAATATATATATGCGCACATAGATGAATAAGACTAGCCGTATTTGAAGCCTAACACGCTCCCCAGATACGGCATGTCTTGTTTGTATATGTGCTTTTTTATTATCTTTTTTGGAGGTGGCACATGGAGAATGAGGACGTCAAGGCTGAAATTCAAGAGATAAAAGAACAACTGATTCAGATTAGGACGATGCTTGAAATTTTAAACAAGCAGTTCGGTGAGAATCAGCCAAGGCTGGCGTATCTTGAACGTGAAACCGAGAGGCAGAAGGATAGTTTGAAGCAGGCCCACCATAGGATAGATGAGGTGAATACCAGAACTTATTGGCTTATCGGTGCCTGCATTACGCTGTTGGGTATTTTTGTTAGTGCATTTGTGAGGTGATTGCTTATGGAGAAATTGAAACAGCTGTTTATGGCTATTCAGACAAAACAGATTGGGGTACTTGTAACAGTTATGATGGTATTCCTGGCACTGGTAATGTTTAGCTGGCTTATTGGCTTCTGGGCCAATGGACTGTGTGGAGCGAAGTTTGATTTGGGTAGCTGTTGGCAGGGGATTTCCGCAGTAGTAGCAGGCATGACAGGTGTAGCTGCCTTGGCTGGCACAAAGTATGCTCGCTACTATCTTGACAGTAAGTATAATTCCGGCGACGGGGAACGTCCAGAGTGATTATTAGGAGGTAATATTATGCAAAAGTATATTGGTGTAGAAAGAGTTGAAGCAAGACCTATGACACGCGGCGATTATAATGTCTATCGTGGCTGGCAGATTCCGGCAGATGAAAATCCTGCCGATGAAGGGTATCTCGTAAAGCGTGGCGATGTTCATGAAAACTGGATTCCAAAAGAGATTTTCGAAAAAACTTATGCTGCAGAAGACAAAGCTCCACTGCTGGCCACAGTGTTTGATATGAAGAGTCCAGATTACAAGAAGCGTTTTGAAGCTGAGTACCGGCAGCTGAGAATTCGATATGAAGGCTTAAAGAGAATGTGTGAGCGATGGGATGCAGGGGAGCTGGATTTCACGCCTACATGTCCGAGAGCCACTTACGATAAGCAGATGGCAGCTATGGTTGACTATTTGAGTGTTTTGGAAGTGCGGGCACATTACGAAGATATTGATTTGCAGGAGTGATTGATATGCAGAGAGCAAAGATTATTGAAACTGATTTGAACTTTAGAGAGCTTGATAACCGCAGGGTAACTGATATGATTGTCATTCACCACACGGGCAACCCGACTGATGATGATTTGTCTGCTGCTGAAATCCATGAGAGCCACAGGGCACAGGGGTGGGCTGGTATCGGCTATCACTATGTTGTACGGAAAGATGGCAGTATTGAGAGGGGCCGTCCACATTGGACGATTGGTGCTCATGCTGTTGGCGAAAATTCTCATACTATTGGTATCCATGTGAGTGGTAACTTTGAAGTTGGTCAGCCAACTGACAAGCAGATTGAGGCATTGGCTATGCTGCTGGGGACTATCTGTTATGAGTATCAGTTACCTATTGATAGTGACCATGTAGTCGGGCATCGTGATTTAATGGCCACTGCCTGCCCTGGTGAAAATCTGTACAACATTTTGCAGACCGTCCGTGGCAAGGCTATTTGGTATCAGCAGAATTAAGGAGAGCACAATGCAGAAAATAAAGGATTGGATTTTAAATAATAAATATAAAACAGCCCAGATTATTACCGCTGTAATCCTGATTGTTCTGCTTGTATTTTTTGTGGTTAAGGCTTGGGAGGCGCACACAACCAAGCCTGTGACTACAATACCACAGCAGCAGGCAGAAACACCGGCAGGAGTTGAAAAGGCTGCCAGCAATGCTCACATCAAGCTGGACAGCGGGCAGACAAATCAGGTATCTGAAAATATACGAGAAATCAGGGTAACTGAAAAAGAGCCAATATATATCATTCAGACTACAGGTGATAAAGCACAGGAAGCTTCTGAAGAAGCCAGCAAGCAGGAGAAAGCAGACTTCTCTATAGTCACTGATAAAGACCACCCAGACGAGGCCGTAGAGCTTGACAAGTTGGATAAGAACACGACTGTTAATCTGAATCAGTATAATGTTCAGGCATACAAGAAGCACATCAACACCATAGAGTACTACCCTGCTGAGAAAACAGTTGGCTATACTCACCAGTGGAAAATCAGCAAAAGCGGAAAATATATGGGTGTTGGCGTTGATTATGATACAGACGACCAGCGTATAATGGCGAAAGTGACATATTCTTGGTGAGCTGATTTGCCTAGAAGTGTAACGATATAGACAAATTGTTCGATAAAATATTGTCAAAAGGAACATAAAATCTAAACAAATTTCCTGAATATATATTTGTTGCTATTGTTGGTATTATTGATTATTAGAAACATTAATAGCAATACTATCATAATTATCAGAATGATATAATATAATTTATCAATCATTTATATCGTGATTAGCAGTGTTAGCATGATTATCATGATTACCAATACTACCAAGAATAGCATAAAACATGATAATAAAATTAAGAACATAATTATCAAGACTAGCATGATTAGTAAGTTTAGCATAATTACCAAAGAACAGAGGTGATATTTTATGAGTTTTACAAAAGATACACTTGGCACAGTTGAATCTGTCGGCGGTGTAAGTCTGTTTGAATCCCTACGCTCTAACCAAAATGCCAGTGGAAGCTACAGTGGATTAATGTCTGCTGGTGACAAAGCTAAGCTGGATGGCATTGAGGAGGGAGCAAATAAGTATATTCACCCTAACAGCGGTGTAGTCCCGGGCAGGTATTTATTCGTCGTGGTAGATGAGCAAGGACATGTGACGGACGCCACGGCAGCCCCGAACGGAACCCTTGCAGAACATGAAATAACTGACGTATTCATCAGAGATGGCACTATACATATAGCGGAGAACAGCATTTCGCCATTGACAGCAGAAAGCAATTTGGAGGCAACTAAAATCGTAGGAGTCCTTTCAAGCAGTCAGTTGCCGAATGTACTTGCAGAATATGGTATTGAAGATGTATCGCTGATTGATGGTACTGTAAGAATCGGCGATAACTCTATAACACCCTTAACTGCTGATAGTCCTTTGTCTGCTAAAAAAGTAGTAGGAGTGCTGGGATTGGAAAACATTCCAAGAGGTGCTGAAAGAACGATTGTCGTTGCTGATGATAATGCCAGATTTACGCTTACAGCTGACGACGTGCAAAAAGGCGATGTGGTTAAGGTAAATAGCACCTCAAAGATGTATATTGTGCTTGATACTTCTAAGCTGGACAGTGAAGAAGGATATATGGAATACAGCAATGGTTTTGTACTTACACCAGCAACTGCAAGTAAATTAGGCGGTGTTATTGTCCCAGGGAATGCAGGTATTAACCTTACTGATGAGGGCGCAATATCTATTAAGATGGGGAACGGCTTAGAGGTTTCTCCAGAGGGCGCGATTACAATCAAGACTGGTACGGGGCTAGAGGTTTCTCCAGATGGTACAATAGACATCAACCAAGCAGAAGTAAAGGGAGATGATGTATGGACCACAAACAAGTATGGTAATTTTGTGGTTCTTGCAAAACCAACCGTAAATAGAGATTTTTATATAAATGCGCATGGCAATTTATCAATAAAGAATAAGGAGGCGACAGCTAATGGCTGATGAAATTGTAAGGGGCTGGGACCCATCTATTGATGGCAAAGGAACGTTAGGACATGCGGATTTTAGATGGGGTGAAGTAAATGCGGTAAAATACAATGCTGCTACAGTAGTAACAGATAACATTGAAGCAAAGACTATTTCTGGCGAAATTGCGCCAAAGCTAGTATCTAAAATCGTTCATTCCGATGATTCTATCACAATAACCCAGGCGGATGGCAGCCAGTCTACAGTACCGCTGACCGGCGAAACTACGCTGGGCTGGTGCAGAAAGCGTCGTATTGAAAAGTCTGGCAACACAGTAAAACTGTACTGGGAGGATCCGAAAGACGGTTACGCGCAGTGGGCCAAGACTGTAATTGTAAAAAAGCAGGGGGCTTATCCAGAGTCTCCGAGTGATGGTATTACTGTAGTTACGACTACCGAGCGTGACAAGTATAAAACAAATCCGTACACCGACACACAGGCTGACGCGGATAAGTGGTACTATCGCGCTTTTCCGGTATCTGCCGGCGGTAACACCAGCTATCACCGACTCAACAAATTTGGCTTCTGGCACTATGCTATCTGGATTGACCGGGAGGACGGCGTAGAAGCTACCTGCGTTCACAATATAGACGGATATGACAATCAGGATTACCGACCTATTAAGATGATTTTCGATACAGATGTTGAGAAAAACGTCCTTGACTGGGGCGATTGGGAAAATGCTCAGTTTATGCCGAAGCCTTGTATGTTACGCAACAACGGCACTGTAGACTACTATCTCAACCCTAATAATTACAATCAGAAAGCTGATGGTTCTCCGACTACAGATATTTCTGATGTGAATTACGACGGTAATGCGATGACGGAATGGAGTCCAGTCTTTACTAAGAATGAGACTATTGGCACCAAGCATTATATCTACTACTGCTCCGAGAAGCTGGATGATAGCTATGAGTGCTACTCTGCAAAGAAAGACGATGGCACATATGGCGAACACTGGTATATGCCTATTTACGAGGGCAGGGTAGTAAACAATGTTATGAGGTCTTTGTCTACCGGCACTGATGGCACTGGCACAGGAGCAGCACTGCCGACTGCTAGTACCACGATGGACCAAGAAATGACATATGCTAAAGCTAATGGCACGGGCTGGAATATCACCAACTGGGCTGACGAGAGTCTTGTGGCGATGTTGGGCGTTTTGGTGATGGGCAGGCTGAATTGTGCTATGGCCATAGGCTACAATTGTGGCTCCAGCTCTAGCGGATTAACTCACAGAGTCGGTACTGGCAACAAAAAGGGTATGTTCTTTGGACATTACACTATATCTGCATATGCCACCAAATTCTTCGGCATGGAAAACTGGTGGGGCCACAGATGGCGCCGGTGTGTAGGATTAATCACAAAAGACTATAAAGTCTTTGTAAAAATGACAAAGAGTACCATCGACGGTTCTGCAGTGCAGAATTACAACAGTACAGCAGATGGTTATATCAATACTGGTATAACAGTGCCATCCGGTATGAGTGGCAGCTACTTTGTTGATGTAGCTAACAGCAAATACGGCTTCGGTATTCCTACTGCTCTTACTAAGTACAAGGGTGATACCGGCACTGCTGGCGGTTCTTCTTCTACGTATTACTGTGACGGTGGCTGGAGTGCTGGCGGTGTGTGTGCTCTGCTTTCCGGTGGCGCTGTGGACCGCGGGGTGGCTTCCGGCCTCTTCTGTTTCTTCGTGTACCACGCTCCGTCGGGTGCGGCTTGGTCCATTGGGGCCTCCTTGTCTTTTAAGAGCTTTTGACGAGAGGGCTCAAGGGAGAAACCTCTCCCTTGGATTAACTAAGGCAGCTAACTAATGAATAAAAGTAAAACTATATAAAAAACCATAGGGACTGTATGGGCGTGTGCTCTGATTTCCGGTGGCAATGTGGACAACGGGGTGGCTTCCGGCCTCTTCTGTTTCAACGTGAACAACGCTCCGTCGAATGCGAATTGGAACATTGGGGCCTCCAATCTTTATAAAATTAATGCCTGTACTCTTCCACACCGAAAGGGGAAAATTAAGCCGTCAAAAGCACGGATTAGTAGGGATACCGAATATCCGTGAGGCGATAAAGACAGATGAATACTGTAAATAACTTGTTTGATAAGATATGTACAAAAGAAAACATCCTTTTAGCTATCCACAAAGCTGCTAGAGGAAAGCGCAAGAAGCGTGTAGTACAGCAGGTACTAGCTAATGAAGAAATGGTAGCAGATAAATTGCTGGAGCAATTGCAAGGCGGCACATGGAGGCCTAATGCAATCCACAGTGTCAAGGTAATCAACGATGGCATACAGCAAAAGAAACGTGAAATAGTCTGCCCAGATTTTGTAAATGAGCAGATTGTACATCACGCGATATTAAATATCTGCGCACCGATTTTTCAAAGAAGATTTTACCGGTACTCATGCGCTAGCATACCTGGCCGTGGCGTTGAGTACGCTGTGAAGTATATCCGTAAAGCCAAGACTGATAGAAAGAACACGAAATATTTCGCCGTTCTGGATATACGGAAATTCTTCAACAGCATAAAGCCGTCAAAAGTCTTTCATGCAATACGGCGTACAATACGCGATAAGCGCGTGTTGGTGCTGTTTGCAAGGATACTAAGGGCTAACAAAATTGTCAGGCCAGACGGTAGCAGAATTAAGCGTGGTACTCCAATCGGGCTATATACAAGTCCCTGGTTTGCTAATATCCTACTGACAAGCTTAGACAATTTAATCAAAGCCAGCGGGGCCAAATACTACATCAGGTACAATGACGATATGTTAATCTTCCACGCCAACAAGCGCAAACTCAAAAAGATTTTGGAGCTTGCAGAGCAGCATATCAACTCTCTGGGGTTGATATTGAAAAGACCTTGGCAGATACAAATGCTATCTAAAGTGAAGATAGGCTTTATCGGAGCCACAATCTCACAAGAGAAAATTGTACTGAAAGATAAAGTATTTCTAAGAGCCAAGCGGACTGCTACTAGGATTGCTAAGAAAGATAAAATCACAACATACGATGCTCACAAGATGTTGTCGTATGGCGGTAGATTTAGTCATTTTGACACATATCATGCATTTCAAAAGTACATTAGCAAAGTAAACATGAAGCTCATGCGAGCGATTGTAAGTAAAGGAGACAAAAAGCATGTTCACAAAAAGTCAGAGCAAAACAAAACCACTGACGGTTGAGAATGTAGGCAACGGCCGTTACATTATCCGCCAGCACATTGAGGAGACCGACGATGGCAACGGGGGTACAATCTATACCTACGATGAAAACATCGTCACTAAGAGCGCCTTGGACGTCATGCAGTGCGTTGAGGGCGTTGAGTTGAAGCGGGAGGCTGTCATTATTGACGAGTATACCCAGCAGTTGATGGAGGAGGGAACGCTGTAATGAAAGCAGTAGTAGCAAGTTTCAAACGCCTATACGAAGCTGGAAAAGTAACTAAGGACGACATGAAGAAGCGCGTTGTTCGCGGTATCATCACAGAAGATGAGTACCGTATTATCACAGGTGAAGATTATGCAGCATGATTTTCAGAAGATTAAGCAGAAAACTGACTTGCAGTTGCAAGAAGAACTTAGCGCAAGAAGCAATGAAGAGCTGATTGAAATGAACATCCGGCTGTTGAGATTGCTTAGTCTATATGTAATAAGGAGTGATGGTTATGGACAGGCGGTATGATTTAAGGAAGCTGGGGACAGTTTTAGCTGTACTGACTAACAGGGTGACAAAGGATATGCGGTGTGTATTGGCGGTTGGCATTATGACTCTTGTGGTTAGCTTAATAACTATGGTGATGGTGCTATACATGGCAACGAATGAGTACCGTGTTGGCGCCTGCATAGTAGGCACTACGGCTATTACTAGCATATGCAAAACAGCTAAGGCAAAGGCAGGTGCACGCGTAGAGTATGCCAAGCATACAATAGATTGTGTGGTGTAAGCTATGTTGTGGCACAGAAAACTGGCTAAGAAATTTCTCAATGAGTCAACTCTCACGGACTTCTGGGACATTGTTAAGGAAGCCAAAATCACAACGCTAGATATGGAGATATTGGACGCCGTGTTCATTGATGGTAAAAGCATGGTGCAGGTTTCGATGGAGCAGGGGTATTCTGTGGAAAAAGTAAAAACCACATTGCAGCGTGGCTATGACAAGGTGTATCGTGCACTGGAAAAGCATAACAAGCTATAAGTATGTTTGGAAAAAGAGACTTCGTAAAATGGAGCCTCTTTTTTGTTGCAAAAAAAAGACCAGCTATAAAAGCTGGAAATAATCTATGTAGCCGTGGGTGGAACTGTAACATTATAGCTCGTACCATCTTCTTACCGCAGTACTCTATATGACTTTTTCGCCTATTAGTGTTTAGCAATGGTAGGCCGATGAATACAAATGCTATATCGTTAATATGATTTGCATTATTGGTTGACAGTGACAACACAATTCCAGTAATTCTCAGCTTGTCCCAACACAACGCTTGGTCGGTGTCAGCTATTATGGTTCCCGTAGTTAGGTATTGTGTAGTTATTGCACTTCTATAGTCCTGCTCTGGGATAATGTGCCTTGCGTGAAAGCTCATTAACATCAGAGGGAGGACTAAGAAAATGGTCAACCGTTTTCTCATGTGTGCTCCTTACTCGGCAGTAATGATGATAACATCGCCGACAAGCTCGACAATGTCCTCTGTGGTTTCAATGTTCTTACCCACGGGTTTATCCTCCACAATATATATTTCACCTGCTGCGTTGTCCTTTCATCAGCACAGATTGAATTGGGTGATGGCTATGTGGTTATTTGGAAACAGTATGCCCTAAACCTATACCGCCATTTCTAACGGCTTCTTCATAAGTTAGGGTAATGATGTCCCGAATCCTATCCTGTTGTTGCTTAGTGAGCTTGGCTATTTTCCCAGGCTCATTTATTGTGCCAGTCATTTCTATATGGCTGATTTTCTTTAGAAATGCTGGGTTGTCTTTAAAGAGGACTTCCAGCAGATTGTAAGATGGAGTGTCTTTATCTTCTTCAATGTTTTGAGCTGCCATTATGCTAAGAGGGTCAACCTGTAGAATCTCAGATAGTTTTTCTATCTTATCTCTACGCATATTGCAGCCTTCCCCAGATTCCCAGCGGGACACAGTTGCTTCTGTGACACCTGCATAATCAGCAACCTCTTTTTGAGTTAATCCCAAGTGCAGGCGGCGCTCTTTTATAAATTTAGCCATTTCCGAAAAATCCGTTGCCCCCATCAAAACAGCGGGTGTAGTGTGCAATGCTTCGGCAATTTTATATAGCTTTATTTGTTTTGGTACATATTTACCTTTTAAATATTCGCTTAATGTTGCTCTGCTTATGTCAGTAGCTCGTGACAAGTCTATTGCCCTCAGTCCTGCCCTATCCATATAGCGTTTTAGTCGTGCGGCAAATTCTTTATTATAAGTAGCACGGTCTTCCACAATAACACCACCTTTCATGTATACATATATTATACATAAAAATTATGGAAAAGTACAATAAAAATTCGGAAAACCATAATATCGAAAAAAAATAAAAAAAGTATTGCTTTGTTATCCAAACTGAGATATAATAAATGTTGTCGGGAAAAACTAACAAAATCGGTATACTTTTCCTAACAAACAAAAAGAAAGGAACTTGAATGTAAATGAAGTTTAATTACAACAAGCTGAGAGGAAGAATTAGAGAAATCCTAGGCAGTGAATTAAATTTTTGTAATGCAATGCCGTTGACTCGTTCCACAGTAAGCCTAAAGTTAAATGGCAAAGTGGAATTTACTCAAAGCGAAATTGCAGCTGCAATGGAAGTTCTTCAACTACCCAAGAGCGCAATAGGCGACTATTTTTTTAACCAAGAGTTCGGAAAAACAGACAATAATAGTCTGCAAAAACATACACAGAGTATGCTGTAAGACGAAGATAAAAGGAGTTGGCTATTACTCAAAAAAGAGTAATAGGTCAGATGATAAGGCTGGAAAATCACGAGAGGTGGAAAATGGATAACAACATAAAAGTATTTGAGAATAGCGAATTTGGCAGAGTGAGAACTGTTATCTTGAACGATGAGCCTTGGTTTGTAGGGAAAGATGTTGCAACCGCACTTGGTTATGCAGACCCATTTGGTGCCTTGAAAAAGCACGTTGACACGGAGGATAAGCAAAACTGCCAAAATGACAGTTTTGCATCACCACGAGGTATGACAGTAATAAATGAATCTGGTGTTTACTCATTGATAATTAGTTCCAAACTACCAACAGCAAAGAAGTTCAAACGCTGGGTAACATCGGAAGTCCTGCCCTCAATCCGTAAGCATGGTGCCTACATGACAGAGGACACAATCAAAAAGGTTATAGCAGAACCGGACTTCATAATTCAGCTGGCAACAGAACTGAAAAAGGAACAGGAACAGAATAAACAGCTTACAGAAACTTGCTCCCAGCAACAGCAGGTAATTGGCGAGCTAAAGCCAAAGGCTGATTATGTAGACAAGATTCTGAAAAGCGATTCCTTAGTAACCATTACACAGATTGCCAAGGACTATGGCATGAGTGGCCAGGGAATGAACAAAGTGCTTCACGACCTGCATATCATCTACAGCTGTAATAAGCAGTGGCTTTTGTACAGTCAACATCAGGCCAAGGGATATACATTCTCTGAAACAGTGGATATTCCCAGAGAGGACGGGACTACCAAGGTTGTGATGAACACCAAGTGGACACAAAAGGGCAGGTTGTTCTTGTATGAAACCTTGAAGAAACGAAACCTGCTTCCGCTGATTGAGAGGAAAGAACAGGAGTAAAGGGGATGGATAAAGGAAGAACACGCATAGTAGGCGAGATGGATAAAGAATCTGGAAGCATTAATGTAACGCTAGAGGGGGGAGGCGTAGAGGGCCTAATTTTAATTGCAACTGCCATAAAGAACCTTTCTAATGCAACAGGCGTTAGTGTTGCTGAAATCATGGAGAATATTACAACTATATTGAGTAATAAATGGCTGTATGACAATTTATGGAGGACTGCTGATGAAAGGGTGGAAGAAGAATGAAAATAGAATGTCTAGACATTGAAGATACCAATTTTGCTGTGACATACCCAAAGAATAGGCAGGAAGAAGCAGAGGCGTTCATGAACATCTGCGATGTTTTGTCAGCAACAGAAGTTCTTGATTATTGTCTGGGAGATTTAAAGGTATTAGCCACAGCATTAGGGATGATATTAGCAGATGAGGAAGTAGGAGAAAGTATAAGATGTCTGAGATAAAGAAAGCAAGAATCCTCTACAGTAATATGTGGATAGGGTTCACAGAGGATAAAAGGAATATTGCAGGGGCTTTCAAAGGTATCTGCGATGGTTTATCCGAGGCTGATACCCTAGGGTACTACCGAGGAGATTTGGCAGAGATAGCTGCTAAATTAGGATTGTTTTTGGAAGATGGTGAGAAGCATGACGGATAAGGTATGGAATGTCCTTTCAACAAGTGAGAGGGTAGCTATCAAACGCAAAGCCATATCTGATAGGCGAAAGGTAAAGGCTTTTGATTTCGTAAGAGATTGCCTAATGGTTATTGGCTATTTCGTCGTAGTCGGTTTGGCTTGTGGATTTGGAGGGAAGCCATGAGATATTTACAGATAAAAGCCTGTGAGCGAAAGAAAACAATGAATGTTGATTTGTTGGCTGTGTTTTTGGGAGGCTGTGTCTTAGGCTTCCTGGCTGGTGTTTACATCTGGGGGTAAAAAATGGAAACACTTTATGAGATTAATGCAAGATACAATGCTGCGCTCCAAATGTATGAAGATGGGGTCAGCGAATTAATTGATACTGAGACTGGCGAGATAATTCCCATTGAGGATTGGCTGGCAGCGTTGCAAATGAGCAAAGAGGAAAAGATAGACAACACTATCAAGTACCTGAAAAACTGCAAAGCATTTTGTGAAGCTGCCAAGGCAGAGGTTGAGTCTTTGGAGGAACGCATTGCTAAAAAAGCAAAGAAAGCAGAGCATTTAGAAAAGTACCTGCTTTCACAGTTGGGTGATACAAAGAAGATTGAAACCCCGCTGTACTGCTTAAAGGTGCGTACCAGTAAGCGGACAATTGCTCCGAAAGATGAAAAGGCTATTCGAGAGTTGCCACGCGAATATTGGAATGAGAAAACCACTGTGGCTGCCGATAAGAAAGCTATCAAGAAAGCATTGGAAAGCGGTGTAGAGCTGGCAGGGTGCTCCATTGTGGAGAACAAAACCTTGTCTTACTAAAGGAGGATAAGAAAAATGACTAACGAAGAATTTTTGCAGAGGTATGACAGTGGCAACCCTGATTTTACAGAGGACGAAATTAGGGGGATGGCTTATAAAGAAATTGGTAACTATGTAGATGAAGTAAGTGGAGGATGTGATAGATGGACCCAGGCGGTGCAAACTATTTTCGATGTCGATGGTAGACTTTTTGCTGTGAGCTGGTATAGAGGGTTGACTGAAAATCAGGAAAATGACTTTTACGATGCCGAGGTCTATGAGGTCGAATGCCGAGGTCTATGAGGTCGAGAGGAAAGAAAAGGTTATTTTTGATTATGTAAGAAAGGAGAAATAAGTCGAGAATGTCAAGAGGAATATTAGTGATGGGGGAAAGCGGTTCTGGCAAGACAACAAGTCTGAGAACCCTTAACCCTGAAAAAACTTTCATTATTGAGTGTGACGGCAAAGGGCTTAGTTGGCGGGGCTGGAAAAACCAGTATGCCAAGGCCAAGAAGAATTACTTCGAGACCGACAATGCCCCGATGATAGAGGACTTGCTGGACAGGATTAATTCTGGCTTGCCAAATATCAAGGTAGTAGTTATTGATACCCTTAACATGATTATGGTGAATGATGAAATTCGTCGCATGAAAGAGAAGGGTTATGACAAGTGGGCAGATTTGGCTACCTGTATATGGGGGTTAATTGATACAGCCCACAATCTGCGTGACGACCTGACTGTAGTATGTATGGCTCATACACAGACAGAGCGGGACGATTCGGGCTATCAGTTTACCAGAATGAAAACTTCTGGTAAGAAGCTGGACAAATTATGCGTGGAGAGCAAGTTCTCCACAGTGCTGTTATCTAAGTGCCTTGATGGAGAGTACATCTTTGGAACACAGGCTGATAATAGTACAGCAAAAAGCCCTATGGGCTGCTTCGAAAAACAAATTCCTAATGACATGGATTTTGTCATTAGGAAAATGAATGAATATGAATATGGAGAATGTGAAAGCGAGGAAAAGAAATGATTGAAAGACCTAATGATTGGAATGAAGCCCCAGCAATTATTGGCGGTGCCAAAACCCTGCCAGCAGGCAATTATAAGTGCAAGATTGTAAATGTGGAAGATTCTGTTTCCAAGGCTGGCAATAAAATGTTAAAGATTTTTTTTGACATTGATGAGGGCGATTATGCAGGTATCTACATGGATAGATACCTCAGTAATAAAAAAAGTAATGAGGCAGCAAATTATCCAAGTGCTGGAGTATATTACCAGCTCCTGGGAGAGGGACAGACTGGCAGATTGAAAGGCCTTGTGCAGTGTCTTGAAATGTCTAACCCAGCATTTAAGTGGAATTGGGATGAACAGGCAATGAATGGCTGTGTATTCGCTGGTCAGTTCCGCGAGGAAGAATATTTCAATCAGAATGGCGAGCGGAGAACTTCCACTAGACTGGTGTATATTCATCCTCTGGAAGAGCTGGCCAACCTCGATGTACTGCCAGCAAAGCAGGCTAGCAAGGCAGGTGCACCACAAAGCAGTGCAGATGCAGAACGACAGTTAGAGTCCATTTTTGGTGTGCCTGCTGCTCCAACTGACGAGATTCCGTTTTAATGCTGCTTAATGGCAGGGTGATTGGTGCCAAGGGTGGAAACATATTTGTTTCTATCCCTGTCACCGACACCCAAAAGGAACAAATAGCAACCACTTCAAGGCCTGATGTGGTGGTTGAGTTTGAGGACGGCAGGCAGATAACAGTCAAGCAAAGGAAAAAAATCTATGTGCTGATAAAGTGCATAGCGGATTGGCAGGGGTACACTCCTACAGAGGTAACAAAGGAACTGTTGAAATATGAGTTCATTTCCTCACCGATTAGGGAAGCTATTTCCTCTGACGATTCCTTTTCCTTGTCAGACTGTGATAGAACGACTGCAAGGCTGTTTATAACGTGGCTCATAGAGTTCTGCTTAACACATGATATACCATGTGGAGAACCGCTCTGGAAGCTCTGTGAGGATATTGAGAAGTATATGTGGGTGTGTGCAGTAACAAAGCATTGTGCAGTGTGTGGCAAAAAAGCAGAGCTGCACCACTATGACACTGTAGGTACCGGCAGAAACAGAAAAGAAATTTGTCATATCGGTATGCGGTGTTTACCTCTTTGCAGAGAACATCATACCCAGATACACAATATCGGGCGCGATGAATTTTGCAAGAGATACATTCTGGAGCCGATAAAGATAGACGAACAAATAGCACAAGCATATAAGTTAAAGGGGTGAGAGCGTGATATTCAAGCTGAGTGAAAAGAACAATGGGAAAATTGTTACAGATAGAACGGTTAGTCTAAAGGCTAAGGGGCTTTATTTCTTCTTAATGCATTTGGATTTAGAAAAGGATTACTCAATAGAGGCCATTGCTTCGTGCAATAAAGGCACTAGCGAAACAATCAGAACAGCCATTAATGAGCTGCGAGATTTGAGTTATATAGAGACTTTCGCAGGAAACTCCCGCAATAAAAAAGCGATGAGTTCTATTCCATATTATGAGGTTATAAGCCACCTGAACAAAGTCTGTGACAGAGAGTTCAAGTGGCAGTCGGAAGCCACTAGGCGATTGATTCGAGCCAGATGGAAAGAGGGCTATAGACTGGACGACTTCAAAAAAGTTATTGATGTTATGTATGCTGAATGGCACAACACTAATTTTGAGAAGTATCTAAGACCAGAGACTTTGTTTAGGGCAACTAAGTTCGAGTCGTATTTAAACAGAGATAGTTCCAAGATAAATAAGATACAGAATACTGAGAAACTGGCGGGGACATACTTATGACAGATAAAGATGATTTGGAGCGAAAGCTCATGGTAGATTATCTCCAAACAAGGGCAAAATACTTCAATGAGGATGTAGGCAACTTGGACAAGGTAGATGGCTATGACTGCCCCAAATGCAAAAACAAAGGGGCTATAGCGGTGCTGGGAGAGCATGATAATAAGTTTGCTTTGGATATAGTCATGTGTGACTGCACCAAAATTAGAAAAACAATTCAGCTTATGAAACAGAGCGGGCTGGAAGAAATGCTCAAAAAGTATAGGCTGGAGGAGTTCGAAACCGATGAGGCTTGGCAGAAAACCATTAAAGCAAAGGCTATGGGATTTCTGCAAGTGCCGGTGGGAATGTTCTTCATCGGCGGGCAGAGCGGCTGCGGTAAAACCTTTATCTGTACAGCCATTGCTAGAAAACTCCTATATGAGGGACGAGAGCTACGTTACGAAATATGGCGGGAAATGTCAACACAGCTCAAAAAGAATATCGGTGACAAAGAGTACACAGACCTGATTGACCAGATAAAAAAGGTTGATATTCTGTACATCGATGATTTTCTCAAAGTGCCTGTTGGTGATGAAATAGGCAGGCCGAGTCAAGCGGATTTATCGCTTGCCCTGGAGATAATCAATTATAGGTATAACAATAAGCTGGTAACACTCATATCAAGTGAATGGACTAGCAATGAGATTATAGGTTTTGACGAGGCCTTAGGCAGTCGGATATGTGAAATGGCTGGCAAGTCAAACCTTAATATCCGACGGGACAGGAACAAAAACATGAGAATGAGGGCTATGGAATTATGAAGTACCACAACAAAAGGGTAGAGTATGGTGGCAGGCTGTTTGACAGCAAGGCCGAGGCAGATTTCTACAGGTTTTTACTAGAAAAGGTAAAGCCGATGGAGGTAATATGCCAGCCTACAGTGGAGTTGCAGCCATCTTTTAAAAAGGATGGCAAGACAATCAGAGCCATTACCTACACCCCTGATTTCTTCGTTAAGTTCGCTAACGGCAAGGAAGTTTATGTGGATGTAAAGGGCATGAGTACCCAGCAGGGGGAGCTAAAGCGGAAAATCTGGTGGTACAAATACCCCGACAAAAAATTGATATGGGTGGCCACATCAAAGAAATATAGCCTTAGTGGCTGGATTGAATGGGGCCACTTAAATAAACAGCGGAGGCTGAACAGAAAGGCAAAGAAATGACAAGATTGGAAGAAGCAAGTCACGATGTAGCCGAATATATAAGCACATTATCAGAGAATGGCATGACAAAAGTTATGTGCGCTATCTCTTACCCATATAAATGCTGTTTTTGTGAATGGGGAGATAACGAAGAAATGTGCTTAAAGAGTCGGTGCGAGGACGGGATAAAGGCATATTTGGAGGCTGACGAATGAGTGCAGCAAGAAAAAAACGGCGGGCAAAAGAAAAGGCTGTAGATAAGGCCATCAAAAAAACTGTTGTACCTGTTGCTAAAGCCAAGGCGGCTGCCCAAATGCTTTTCAAAATGAATGAGGGCAGAATTAAGCGGTATTGTGAGTGCCGTGTGTTACCCACCATAGCATTTACAATGCATAGGCGTTTTGGCTGGGGAGCAAAGAAGATTGGCAGAATGGCTTTAAAGATAGAGTGGTTCACCAAAGAGTATATAGAAGCTGGAATAAAGGCCAAACGTGTATATATAACGGTTCCGTGGCTATGGGACGGACTAAATGAAGAGTGCAAAATAAACTACATTCCTAGAGAAGTCAACCAGGAGCCGAAAGACGAATCGGATTGCAGGTCATGGCTGGATATTCACGCTAAGCAGTGCTCAATAAACTGCTTGGAATATTTGGAATGTATATGGCTTTGGATTTTACACACTGAATTTGGGTTTGGCAATAAAAGAATCTTGCAGGCCAGAGAAGAAATCAGCAAAATCAACCCACTGGAAGTTCCCATTAAAATGATTTACGACATGATGGACATCGTGGAGAAGCTAAAGGCTGCCACAGAAGAAGAAAAGATAAGATTTACTACTCTACGTGAGGACCTAGAGAAAATGGACATTACTCATAACGGATTTGAGGAAGGTCTGGTGCTTGCGTTCAAAAAGCAAGGAAAGGGGATATAAATGTTAAGTGTGTATAGAAAAGGTACTAGAAGATATTTTCTAGCGAGGATTATCGAGAAGCATGACAATGTGACAAGCTCTAAGTTTGCTATCTGCTACAGCAATAATGCTGACAATACCAAAGCAAAATGTACTGTCAAGATGATAAATGAGGCTTATGGGGATTTGCAAAAGGCTCAGGAAAAGCTGGATGAGCGGGCAGATTCTCACGGTTGGTCTTGGACAGGGGAAAACAAAACAATGCCCCAGTACAAATTGGTGTATAAGGCTGGTAAAACAGTGTTTGCACTGGAGGAATAGTGATGGCAGAAAATGTAACTATACCCCATTTTACTTATGTAAGGGATATGTTTTCTAATTACCTTGCTATAAAAAAAGCCGTGCAGGAGTACCGACAGGACGCTGGTACAGCAAAGGAAATGTCACAGCAGTCTCTCAGTAAAACCGACAAGATTCCTATGAAGCAGGTAGAAGCGGAAGCCTTTAGAGAAATGTTGCCGGTGCCAGCCGTAAGACTCCCTGACGGGACGAAGATTAACAACCCTGAACGATGGATTGATGTTGTAGACAGTGCCTTAAACCATATTACAGACAACAACCATAGAGCAGCTATTGCAATGTGGATAATGCATTTTCGTGTAGCTGCAATCCTTGGCGAAACAAAAATGAACAAGGCTTTGTTCTATGTTTTGAAAAGCAGAGTGATTGACTGCGGTGTGATACTGGCATACCAAAGGGGGCTGTTGAAAGTTGAGCGCACGAATAAGCCCGTGTAAAGACTGTGAAAGCAGGGAAGTAGGCTGCCATGCAGGGTGTGGAAGCTATCTCACATGGCACGCTGATTTAGACTGTACGATAGCAGAGAAAGCACACCAGGCAGAGATTAACAGTTGGACCGCCACAAGAGCTAAGACGACAGATGAGTGGTTCAGAAGCAGAGGAGATTGGTGGAAGAAATAGATGATTTGATGATGAATATGACGAAGAACTCTATAAACGAGGGGTTGTTTTTAAAACTACAGAAGAAGCTATCGAGGCAGCCGAGAAAATGCTGGCAGCAATAAATGAACAGTAAGCAAAAGGGCTGGCATGGATAACACTATAGGAGGGAAAATTATATGAAGAAGAATATATGGGAAAATGTTGCAAAAGCCCTTGGTATCTCTTTAGAGAGAGAATTTACTATCGAGGAGTATGGTTCAGATATTGTATATAAATTTACCAAGCATGGACTCATTCAAGTTGACATAGATGAGGCACCACCCTCAATCGTTCTACCTCAGCTTTTAAGTGGTGAGCTTTCTATTATTCCCAAGCTTTGGAAACCTGCTAAAGGTGACACATATTGGTATGTAATAAATAAACCTAGTAACATATTACTCGTAATGGCCAATACGTGGACTGGTAATATGACTAACCTCTGTGACTATCGAAGTGGGAATTGCTTTGCAAGTAAGGAAGAAGCTGAAGCGCAGATGTATGAAGTATATGATAAGCTAATGAAATACTACAATGAGAGAAGATTTTAGAGAGGTGTAAGGAATGACAGAATGTGGTATACAAGGTGAACTTGGCTATCGTTACGGCATTCTAAAAAAACAGATTGTAGTGCCGAATGTACTGCTGGGGCCGTATGAAGCTGATTTCATAACGATAACAAAATCTCATTATTTGATTGAAGTAGAAATAAAAATTTCTATCAGCGATTTTAGAGCCGACTTTAAGAAAAAGCACTATCACGACTGCCCAGAAGTTAATGCGCTGTATTATGCTCTTCCTATAGAGCTGTACAAAAAGCATAAAGAAGAGGTGGAGAAATCATGCGAAAAGGTCGGGGCTGGCATCATACTTATAGCTGAAAAGGAACTTCCAAATGGACACTCCTATGAGTATTTTGCTGGGTTTGTAAAAAAACCAAAGCTAAGAAAGGCAAAACCTCTTACAGTTTGGCAAATGTTAAACTTCGCCAGGCTGGGGAGTCTTAGATGGCCGAGCATTTGGCACCGTCGGAACAGATAGGAGAATAATAGAAATGCTTAAGTTTAAGAGAAAAGAAGCTATATTAAAACGAGCTTATCACAGAATGAATAAAAAATTCTATAGTCAAATTCCTAGAGAGGTAAAAGACTCATACAGGTGGCGTAGAAAGATAATGTATATAAGAGCAAGGAGGCTTGACATTAAAATTAGATGTCGTTCTTGCAGAATACGCTATATTAAAGAAAACTCTAATAAGATGGATTCAATAATAGCAAATATATTGTCGACTATTAAGGGGTATGTTCCAATTGACAAATTTAAATGCGTAGTGTGTAAAACCTATATGCGAGGTGGACTAATTTTCTAAGGAGCGATAAAACAGAATGACTAACAGAGAATGGCTAGAACGCCTACCCGATTCGGAGATGGCAAACATAATAGCTAAAAGCTGCGCTACATGCGTATATGAAGACACTTATTGCGGGGGTAGTATTGAAAGGACATGCTGCAAAGGGACAACTAAATGGCTACAGCAGGAGCATAAGGATAATGAATAACAGAGAATGGCTAAGGTCTTTGACTGATGAAGAGTTGGCAGATTTTTTCATCGATGATAAAAGAAGCCTTAATGGTGGTATTTGCAATATCTGTGCTCATGATTGCTATTGCATGTACGATGAGAAGTTAAAGTGTGATAATGGAATAGCAACATGGCTAAAGCAGGAGTATACGGGGGTTAGTGATTATGACTAACAGAGAATATGCAATTAAGAAAATTAATGAAGTCCTAGAGCGGGTAGATGATACTAGATTAGCGGAGATAATCATAGAAGTGAGGGGATTAAAGGCTTGTGAAATGTGCCTTGATGACGATGCAGACGATGAGGCTGATTGTACAAGGGGCATAAGGAAATGGCTACAATCGGAAGATACTTCAAAGCAGTATTGAGGAGGTATAAAAGATATGGTGATAATAGGGGCGAAGCAACCAAGACTAGAAAACCCAAAAGATTACAGCTTGACATTAAAAGTTGATAAAAAATGAATACTTGGTTACAGCAATATGCCAAAACACACCATATTAGCAAGGCAGAAGCTGTCAGAATGGCAATACAAAATTTTTGGGATTTAGGAGAATCAATAAAACAAAGTGATTAAGAAAGAGGGTGGTTTGGTTGAATAAGGAACGAGAATTAACACTTGGTTCCCTTTTTGACGGAGTGTAGGCGGATGGCTTTTAGCAGCAAAAGAGAACGGCATAAGGTCAATATGGAGCAGTGAAATAGATGATTTTCCAATGGCTGTATCGAAATATCATTTTCCAGAGGTACAGCAGTTAGGTGATATTACGAAGCTGGACGGGGCTAAATTGCCACCAGTAGACATTATTTGTGCAGGATCTCCATGTTTTACAGTTGGAGCGAGTATTCAAACAAAAAACGGCATAAAGCCTATTGAAAAAATCGTTGTTGGAGATATGGTTATTGCTGATGATTGTGAGTGGCATAAAGTCGTTGAGATTATGAGAAATCAAGCAGAAAGCATATATACTATCAAAGCACAGGGGCTATTGGAGTTAGAAGCAACAGGAAACCACCCATTTTTAGTAAAGCATATGAAAAGACATTACCCGACAAAAAATGGGAAGCGTTGCAATTCAAGAAAATTTTCCAAGGCTGAATGGGTAAAAGTTGAAAATTTACAGAAAGGAGATTTTGTGGGCTACCCTATACTCCAAACAAGCGAGAATATAATGAGCATAACAAAAGAGGAAGCGTGGCTGATAGGGCGTTATATAGCTGATGGTTATACAAATAACAGTCAACGTAAGGGCAGACCACTAGGACAAAAAAACCATAAAGTCATTTATTGCATAGGCAAAGGAAAGTTAGATAATTTCAAAAGCAAAATTTCACAATATCACGTTTGTTATAAAAAAGATGCAACAGTGACAAAGGGGGAAGTTATCAGCGAAAGACTTATGCGATTGTGTATGTTATGCGGAAAGGGAGCAGAACACAAAGAAATACCAGGTATATTTTTAGATTTACCAAAGGAATTGTTGCAGGAATTAATTAGCGGATATGTGAGTGGCGATGGCAGTAAAACTGGCAACTCATACCGAGCAACTACAATCAGTAAAAAATTAGCTTTATCGCTACAATCTGCTATACATAAAGCATATCAAAGACCTGCAAAAGTGTACTACGACGAGAGGCCTAAAAAAACCACAATTCAAGGCAGAGAAGTCAATCAAAAAGACACTTATACGGTAATATGGCTTGATAATATACCAAAGCAATCACAAGCCATTGTAGGAGATGGCTATATATGGCAGCCGATAAGGGAAATTAAACGAAAGGAACAAAAAACTATAGTTTACAACTTTGAAGTTGCAGATGTTCATTCGTATACTGTAAACGGTATTATGGTCCATAATTGCCAAGATTTGTCTATCGCCGGTAAGAGAGAGGGGTTAGCAGGTGAACGAAGCGGATTATTCAGAAAAGCAATTGACATTGTTCGAGATATGCAACGAAACACAAACGGAGAGTACCCAAAGTGGTTCGTGTGGGAAAATGTCCCAGGAGCATTTAGCTCAAATAAAGGGCATGACTTTAGAGTTGTGTTGGAAGAAATCACAGAAACCGACATTCCAATGCCTGATTCTGGACGATGGAGCAAGGGGGGGCTGGTTAGAAGCCCAAAATGCAATGTGGCATGGAGGACACTTGACGCTCAATATTGGGGTGTTCCCCAGCGTAGAGCGAGAATCTTTCTTATTGCAGGTTTTGGAGCCGACAGCCGACCAGAAGTATTATTTGAGCCAGAAAGCCTGTCTAGGGATACTGAGGAGAGCCAAGACGAGAGGAAAGGTACTGCCGGAGATACTGCACAAAGCGCTGACACGACAAGCTGGGCTTTCGAGCCAGGAATTACAAGCCTTGATGGCAGGAAACTAACAGAGAACAAATCCACTACTCTTAGGGCTGACATGGGCGATAATCAGACCGCAGTGTTGGCACCAGCTGTAATGCAGTCAATAGGCTTGGATTTATACAATGGCAATATTACCGGAGACATAGCAGCCACTATTACAGCAAGTTCTGGAAAATCTGCTAGCCAAAGTGGCCCATCAGTAATGCAGAAATGCTATGGTATATCGTCCTATGAATCTAATGGCATGAAGTCACAAAATCCAAGCTCTGGAATTTATGAAGCTGATAAAGCACGGACATTAGATACAAGTGGTGGCAATCCTGCTTGCAATCAAGGCGGTATAGCTGTTATTGAAGCAAAAACGATAGGTATAGCCACACAATCCTACTATGATATGCAAATATCTGATAAAGGTGCTACATTGAGAGCTGCAGGCGGTACATATGGGGGGGCAGTGAGAATTATGCCATGCAAATTAGCGAGCGGTAAAAATGTTACAGGAACTATCATGGCAAATTGCGGTACGAAACAGTTTTTAGGTAATCAAGAGGCTTTCAGCGGGGATTATTTCATCATAGAGGATAATAAAAAATGCAATATACTGTAGATTTTGGCAGAACAGCAGACAGAATCCAAATGGAAGCTACCAAGAGCACTACATTGTCTGCCCAAGGTGGCGGTATGGGAGCTAAAACAGGACTGTATTGTCTGCCGAAAGGAGACGATGATGTGGAATATATTGTAAGGAGATTGACACCATTAGAGTGCGAAAGATTGCAGGGACTTCCTGACCGATTCAGCGATATAGAGTTCAAAGGTAAGCCAGCACCAGACAGTAAGCGATATAAAGCTATTGGCAACGGCATGGCTCACCCTTGTGCGAGTTTTGTATTAGCACAGATTGTTAAAGCAGAAAGAGGATAACATGAAAGATAAAGCAAAAGAACAGGCGAGTGAACGTACAAAGATTCTTAATGACTATAAGAATAAGAAAATCAACTCCCAGGAAGCTCTCAAAAGGCTGAGGGAGCTGTGTTCAAGAAAGTAAACTAAATGTCTTGCTGATACCGGCAAGACATTTTTTATGCCTTTTTTATGCTGATACTACATCATTACTACACCCTTGCCAGGCGAAGAATAGTGGCATAATAAGGGTAGAGGTGATAGAGATGTACGGATATACACAGCAACAGCAAGCACCAGGGCAATGGCTCATGGTGAACAGCTATCAAGATGTACAGCGGGCACTTTTGCCAATGGACGGCTCACAGATGATGTTTATGATGAAGAATGAGCCTATATTTTATATAGCAAGCATTGTAAATGGGCAGAAATGCATACAGCCGTACACTTTTCAAGAGCTGACACCGGAGAACATGCCGAAGCAGCCACCAACAGTAGAGGAGCGCGTACAGAGTTTAGAAAGTAATCTGGCTGACATAGTAGCATTATTGAAAGGAATGAGGGCTGATGAATCCAATATTCAAGCAAAGACAAATGAATCAACAGGGGAACCTACAGCAGTTTCTAAATAATGTCAAAGACCCAAAACAGCAGGTTATGAGCATGATACAGAATATGTCGCCTGATAAGCGACATATGATAGCAGATATGCTGCCAAAGGCTAGGGCTATGGCAGGCAGATTTGGTATAAATGACTTTGATTCAGTGGCCACTGAAATAAACAAAATCTTATAAAAGGAGTGATAGAAATGGACGAATCTTTGATTGGCAACATCTTAGGAGGCCTGATTAATCGTGATGGAGATAACAACAATTGCATGGGCAACGGCGGTTGGTGGATTATTCTTCTTATGATTTTCTTTTGGGGTGGCAACGGCTTTGGTGGCTGGGGCAATGCAGGAGCACAGGCAGCAATGGCTAACTATGCTACCCAGGCAGATATTACCAACGGCTTTAACTTCAACCAGTTGCAGAACGACATCAGAGGTGTAGAGCGTGGATTGTGTGATACTGGCTACGAAAATGCCCGTCTTATGAATAGTGCTACAAATACAATTGTCGGCCAGGGACAGAGACTCGGTGAGGCTATTGCGCAGGTTGGCTTTAATGCCCAGCAGTGCTGCTGCGAGACGAATAGAAACATAGATTCTGTTAGGTATGAGATGAGCAAGAATACTTGCGACATCACCACCAATGCTACAGCCAATACCCAGAAGATTCTTGACCGCTTGTGTCAGATGGAGGCTAACGCAAAGGATAACACCATTGCACAGCTGAGAAGCGACTTGCAGGCAGCTCAGTTGACTCTGGGCAACCATGCACAGACTCAGTCCCTTATCGGGGCTTTAAGGCCTACTCCACAGCCAGCTTACATTGTGTCTAGCCCTTATGCTGCTGGTTACAATACTGGTACAACTATCATCTAAGAGTGCATATCCGCACCAAACTAAAAGCAGGAACATTGCTAAAGTGCGGTGTTCCTGCTTTTTCTATGAACATAAAAGGAGTGATTTTCATGTTAGAAGCAAATTCCCAGACTTTAACAGTAACAGCGAATACAGATATTACATTCGCAAATATCAACATTCAGACTGGCATAACAGCAGTCTTGGACAGTGACACGGCAACTATCAGACTGAATAGGCCTGGTATATACCGGGTAGATTTTACCGCCTATGGCAGTAGCACCGCAGCAGGGACCATTGGAGCCCAGCTGTATGCCAATGATACGGCAGTCAACCGAGCTTCCAGCGTTGCTACCACAGCAGCAGGGGCACCGCAGGCAATAGCATTTTCTACTCTTGTAGCAGTCGGGAGCACCACGGCAGGCAGAACCGCAAAGCTGAATGTAAAATACATCGGTGCAGCTGGTATCCTGAATAATGCTGATGTTATCGTGACAAAGATTGCATAAGGGGTGATAACATGAAAGCAGAAATCAAAGAGGCTTGGCAAAGGATTCTTGCTCATCAGATAGAGGGGATAATGCTACACAGCAAGTTAAGCACTACATATATGCTGCTTGACTGTAAGAAGCAGTCAAGGACTCATTCAGCACACTACATTCAAGAGTGCATTGCACATCAGAATACACTTTTGTACATCGTGTGCGAATATGGCGAGGAAGTACAGCCCGCAACCCTCACAATCGAGCCTGACAAACATATCTGTATGCCTGTTCGACCACTAGAACGACATGTAAGGCACGAAAAGGCAAGTGCCCTAGTGAATGTATGGAAAGAGTGGGAAACCGCAACAGCGAGCTTCTACGAGGAAATGAAAGCTATTTTGCCAGATTGCCCCATGATTAACAAACTTTTAAAGTCGGTCAAGTATGAATTGGCTCACATACACTAAAAAAACAGCCCCCGCCAATCAAGGTAGGGGCTGTACTAATTATTTTGTGATTATCGCAATATCGCCTACAAGGGCAGCCGTTTCGCTGTCGGTTTCGATACAGTGAAGTATCTGACGAAATCTGTCAATAGCCTTGGCATTGTAACGGAATGTTTCTACTTCTTTGTTTGAGTGTTTGGATTTATCGTGGTACCAGGAGCCGTATTCTGCTGTTTTCAGCTTGTGCAGATTGGCAAGTCTGCCGATTCTGTGAGCCGACACATTAAGCATATTGCCAATCTCAGTAGCGGTGTATGTCTTTTCCTCGGCTTTTGGCAGGGAAACAACATCCTTTTCAGCAAGTGTATTGGCAGCATAGGCCTTGCAAACCTGCTGATATGTACCGCTTGAACCCTCTGCCAGCTTTGCCCAGAGTGCTGCTTCTCTAACCTTTGCATTGCGTTCCATGATTGCTAACCGCTTGGTCTTGGATTCGTCCAATGGCTTTGCGGTGTAGCTCCCAGTCTTGCGGATAGATGGCAGGACTTCATCAAATACCCAGCTCTCAAACTTCTCTGCTGCTGGCAGTTTTGAATGAGTGATAAGCCTGTATACATCGCCCTCTGGAATAATATTCACCTCTAGTGTACCTTTGCCCTGTGGGTGTGGTATGCCCTGTTTTAGGGCATACCTGCAATGAGTAGCAATAGCATTTGCTGGCTTTGAATACCCCAGCATTTTAGCAACATCGCTTGCGACAAACATAATCTTGCCGTTATTGTCCCAGGTTCTTAGATTGCCGAAAACATCACTACTAAAAATTTTTAAATTTTTCTGCATGATTTAACCTCTTTTCATTGAAAAAAGGCTATACCTTATGATACAATAATTTCAAGAGGCATAGCCTCGTGGATGGATTGTAGCATATTGTCTTTTGTTGGGGAACAGGGGCAATATGCTACTCGTTTATACTGGTATATACCTGCTGTATTCCCCGAATGACGATTTCGGTTTTTGTTGTATTGAAATGTTTTGCACATTCCTCCAACATATCAGCCTCTTTTTTAGTCATTCTGATTCTAGTTTGAACCTCTCTAGGACTTCTTGCAGGTGGTTTACCTGTTTTTGCAACCATGTTTTTCACCTCCTGTTGCGTGGTTACACAAACATTATAAGAAAACATAGGGAAAGTGTCAAGGAAAATTTTCCCTAAAACTTAAAGATTGTAAAAAACAGAATTATGATTGCGTTTTTCTTAACAATCATTGCGAATTTTCAACAAATAATTTAAAGTTAATTAATTGCTAGTTATGCTAGTGTTGGTATTATTGAACAAGGAAATGTGATATGACATATTTTATTATAGCGGTGTTGGTTGTAGCTTGTATCGTTATGCACAACGACAAAGAGAGATGGCGAGAAGGACACCTGAAAAAACAAGATTTAATAAAAAAAGGGGAAGACTGTTATTATCAAGCGGTCGTGGACGCTAGAAAAATAAAAGATGAAACTAAAAGAGCAAAAGAACAGATATTGTTTTTAGCAAACAGAGAAGCCAATCTGATAAAGGAAGAGAACAAAAAGAAGATTGCAGATATAGAGGAAGAACGGAATTTGCTCACGGCTGCAAAAACAGCAGCTATAAAAGATTTTCCAGTGCTTGCTACAATAATAGCAGATTATGAAAATGCCAAAGACCTTGCAATTGAAAATAATCTTAGATATAAAGACAGGCCAGCGGTAAAGGCTGCTGATGAAGTCAAGAAGATTAGAGGAGAAAAAAGAATACTCATTGTAGAAAATCACGCATATAAATGGGAGCTGCTGCATTTAAAAAAGCTTTTGCCGTGGCTTGAAGATATTGAGGAAGAAGCGATAACACCAGTCCACGACTATATAAATGCAAACTTTGCAGAAAATGATTCTGCTGGATTCTGGCTAACACCTGATGAGTATATGAGATTGCGGAGTACAGAAAAATATCAGCTTGCCCTTAAGAGATACTGCACCCGGCATAAATCAAACCAGGAAATAGGCACCGAGTATGAGCGTTTTATAGGCTATATGTACGAAACTAAGGGATATAAGGTTGAGTTTGTAGGCATAGAAAAAGGCTTAGAGGATTTAGGAAGAGATTTGATTTGTACCAATGACAAAGAAGTTCTCATAGTGCAATGTAAATGCTGGTCGAATAAGAAGAACAAAGTTATTCGTGAGAAATACATCAACCAATTATGCGGTACGGCTTTAATGTACAAAATAAAGCATCCAGAATGTAAAAAAACTATAAAGCCTGTGTTTGTTTCAACAGTGCCATATAGCGATATGGCAAAAGAATTTGCCAAATGCCTAAACATACAATGTATTGTTCAGCCCTTAGAGAAGTACCCAATGGTAAAATGTAACATAAATCTCTCGACTAATGAGAAAATATACCATTTGCCATTTGACCAGCAATATGACAAATGCGTTATAAATAAAAAGCTGGGTGAATGTTATGTAATGACGGTACAAGAGGCAGAAAATAAAGGTTTTAGACGTGCCAGGCGTTGGCTCGGACATAATTAACCGCACAATAAAACCCCTCTCTATTCCAGAGAGGGGCTATTTTTATGTGTTGCCTTAATCGTGCTGCATGGCTTCTTTTCTGGACTTATTCATCAGCATATGCCTTGCTAATATCCAGCGCAAAGGCATTATGTCGAATCTGTCAATAGACACAGTGTCGCCCTCGGTGTCGTGGCTTGCTATGAACAAGTCACCAAACAACAAACCTGCTTTATCATAATCCTTGGCTAGTGCTGCTTCTGGGTTAAGGCAGATGTTAGGCTCCAGGCCTCTTATGATACCTTCGTCATTGACAAAAATATCATACTTAGCCAGTACACTGTTTTGAAGTGCTGGGGGCAACATATACTCACCACGCACAATTTCAAAGCAGCCTCCCACAAGCTCCTGCATTTTCCCTAGCTCATTCGGTATAGTCTTGACTTCTGCCATGAACTCACCTGCACGCAATACCATAACTGTAATAACTTCATCTTTCATTGTTATTCTCCTCCTTCTGGTAGCCTTGATAGCTCCATGATGTGCCCCACCGGAATGAGGCACATTTGCAACCATCACTTCAATTTATATGAAAGCCTTTCAAACTTACTTGCATAGGCTTCAAGGCACTCACTTGATAAACTGTCAACAATGCTGTTTATCTCAGTGATTTTCTGGTTAAGGTATTCAATTACCCCCTCAGCTGATTTCAATTCATACTCCAAACGAAAAATCGTTTTGTTTCTGATTTCGACACGCTCATCAATGGCAGCAATGATTTTTTCTGCATTGATTCTCTTGCCGTCCAATGCATCTGAAAGTCTGATAGAGAAAATAGTTGCGGCAGAGTCGTTATATGTCCCATCACGGCAGCGAATTGTAATCCAATCACTGTAATTGGATTTATCTTCATAGCAGCCAATATCGGCAAAAGCCTTGCCAAACCTGCAATTATAGCACTTGCCGTCAAAGGCCTTTACGATAGCCTTTACAGGCTCGACCATATCCAGGGACTTTTTATACTCACGGATACGGACTTGTAATTTTTCTTGTTCTTTTGTCATGGTGTAAAACCTCCTTTGATTTAGGCTGATAGCCTTTATCAGTCCTACCAGATGGCGGGTATCTGGTAGGCTAGATAAAATCTATCATGCGGTTAGAGCTTTGCGGCCGTTGGAGGTGAAGACCTCACTACCATGCAAATTTCTAATCTGGTCCATGTCAAGGGTTTTTCTAGTTGTCTTGACATAATCGGCAGGCCGCCAATACCACAATTTTTTCTTGCTGGCCCAACGGCAGCCAACTTCCTTGATTGCGGTTTTGTTCTGGAAAGTGTTACCACTTATCCAGATCCAATCGCCGCAAACCTCCAATTCCAGCCCGTCCAGCTTCATTAACTTGTCAAGGGCTGTTCTGAACTCGTCAGACTGGAAGTCATAGCAGGTATTGGCTTTAGCTCCTCCCTGCTTGCCCCCCTTGCGGTTGCCGTCCTCGTCGAATAAATGAGCTAAAGCCCATTCATACTCTAAGACGATTGCAACCATAACTTCATGGTCGCCGCCCTTGTCTGGGTGGTTTTTCAATACCAATTTATGGTAAGCCTTTTTCAATTCCTTTACATTCTGAACATCTTTGAAATACTGCAATTTCATTTTTAAACCCTCCTAAATCAATTTCGTTTGGTTGCCCTCTTGATGTCTTTGATATTACATCATTTTGATTTGGTTGTCAAGAGAAATTTCAAATTATTTTTAGTTGATTTACATCATATTGATTTGATATAATATCTTTTAGAGGTGAGATATTATGAAAAAATCAATTGCTCCAGTCGTGAAAGCAGCTGCAAGCCTTGCAAGTATCAATAATCAGCAGATTGCAGATACTTTGCATTTATCCAGCCCGCAAGCCGTAACGAATAAATATGTTCGTGATAGCTTTAGTGGCCAGGACTTAACCAAGATAGCTGCTTTATGTGGCTACAAATTAGCTTTTGTGGATAAGGAGGGGAACGCCGTTCTGACATTCCCGACACCACCAGACGAGAGGCCATGAGGCCTCTTTTTTGTTAGCCTGCACACAATACCAGGATTATGAAATACACGCTAACGGCTACAAAGATGTAGTCAAAAATTTTCTTTAATGTTTCCATGTGGTAAACCTCCTCTTACAATGCATTTAATACAGCATCCAATAACTGGTCATTGGTTAAGTTATTAGCTTGACAATATGTTAAGATTTGCCCGGTCAGCTGGTCAGCGTATGCCTTTTGTGTACGCTCGTCTTTGGCCTCTGTCATTTGAATGGCCTTGCTGATAATGTCAGTGGCTACGATATTCTTGAAATAGTCTTTAGTCATTTTGAAAACCTCCTCTTTTATCTGCACAATATGAGAGCTGCAATGATTACATGTACGCCTATACAGGCACTGAATAAAATTTCTATGAAATACTTCATTTTGATAACCTCCTAAATGACTTTTAAGTTGTGTTAGAAACTTTTTTGTTTCTTGCTATAGCTAAAATATAGCACATAAAAAAAGTCTTGTCAACAACTTTTTTGTATCTTTTTAAAAAATTTTTTTGTACAAGAATCCCAAAAGTGTTATAATAGCAGCTGAAAGGAGCGGATGAAGATGACAGAAAAAGAATTCGAAAAGATGTGGAAAAATTGGCTTGTAGACATAGAAAAGACAGGTGCAGACATTGCAAAGGACTTGGGCACATCTCAGCAGAATTTTAATAAAAAAATACGAAATCAAACTATACGATTTATTGAGTTAGCAAACATCTTTGAGAAATACGGCTACCGCCTGGAGCTGGTAAAGGATGAAAAGAAGTAGCACCAGGACCAAAAAAGAGCATAAGAAAAGACCTGCCAAATGGCAGGCCTTTTTGATTGTGGCTTTTAGCTTAATGCCCACAGGAAATTTGCTTTTGTGAAAGCTGGTACACCGTCGACAACGTCGGGAACCTCATTTTGATACACATTTTCGGAGCCGTCTACATACTCATCAAAGTATATAGACACATCACTAACAACTTTATCATCAGTGACAGACTCAACACCGCAAACATCAGCGGCATTGGCTTTTATTTCTGCCTTTTCCTTATCAGTAAAGGACATAAAAACATCTTCCCAGCTGTTAAATACTTCTTTCATGATAACCTATCCTTTCCGCCTCCCAGATGGAGGCCTACAAGCCTACAAAATAACTTTTAAGTTGTGTTAGAAACTTTTTTGTTTATCTTGATTACATAGTAGCACGGTTTTAGATGATATGTCAAGCAGAATATGAAATATTTTTGATGTTCGCTTTTACCTGCATAGCCACAAAGTCAGATGTAGCAAAGGATTGAGGAATATATAAAAACATAAAAAAGAACACAAAAGTATAGACAAAAAAGCTATTTTAAGGTATAATATTTGTATAGTGATATAGTATATACAAAGGTCTGGAGAGTGTGCCAGGCCTTTTCTTTTGTCCTTTTATAATAAATTCATTGTACAAATTTGATGATTTTTGCTGTATAAATAGAACAGAGATAGAAAATATCCCGACTTAATACAAAAACTATCAAATAATTTGTATAATGACTTAGAAATATAGTGTTATCTGGAGCATGAAAGCATATATAAAGACTATATAGTATATGCGTGTATGTGGCAAAGGAAAGCAGCATTGGAGCCGGAGAAAGTACAGGAAAGCGCCGGAGCTATAAAGATATGAAGTGCTAGCGCTGGAGAAAGTGCCAGATGAAAGCATAGATAAGATAGATAAATGTATAGAGTATATATGTTCGTGCCTATATATCATCATAAAGGTACTTAAAAGCATATAAGACTACATAAGCAGATATAAAAGATAGACACCAGGACATAAAGACATTGTATAAAGCCAGATACATAGTATAGTGCTGTTAGTGATATTGTATTAAAGTCCTGCTATTATCAATGACATCATAAAGAAGTTTGAGCATTGCCAATGATATTATCATAAGTGGCATTATTACAAGTGACATCATAAAGAATTGTGGGTTATCTAAACAAACTATCCGAAAATCTATTCCTTTTTAATCTGATAGACAAGGATATTCATTATTGTTAATTCAAAAGTATAAATTATTGAAATGAAAGCAAAGTAACAAATCTGGAGCTTACTCAAAAGGAAGATAGATACATAGAACACACTATATGATTTAATGGGTATGTTCTGCTATTTTGTCCACCTGCTACAAACTGTCAAAAAGTCAAACAATATAATGGTAGATTTTGCCAATGCTGAACGGATTCAATCCATTGATATGACTAGGCTAGAGGGCTTTTCTCTTTACCTCCTATAACTGTCAATTATCGGATGTAATAGGCGCGTAGGCAGGCGTGGCGCGCTCGTGTGTAGGCGCGGTCGCTCGCCCCCAGGCGCGTAGTTAATTGTTGTTCTAATAATGTCATATACACATAAAAAACAGGGGGTAGGGGGTGGGGTAGGGACTACCTATATTTACCCCTGTCATTTACCCTATGGAGTCCCCCTCTCGCACAAAATATGCAAAATTATAAACTTTGCTTCCATAAAAAACACTAAAGTCAAAAAGATAAATGGAAAGCAAGCAAAGGAGGTGATTTAAGTGGCGTTGCTAAATGATATGAATTTGGAACTAGGAGTAAATGGCCTAAAGAAAAATGGAGTCATGCCTGAACCAGAGCGAGCTAAAAAAGTTTACGGATTGACTTATAAGAAGTATCTGTTTTGTAAGTACTATCACGAAACACAGAACGCCACACGGGCAGCAGAAATGGCTGGCTACAAAGGAACCTCCAGAACGGCATTAGGAGTTAAGGGGAGTAAGCTACTTGACGAAAAGGGCGTATCTGACTACCTGACACATTTGGAAAGCATACAGGAAGCAAAGATGGCTAAAAATGGTATATATAGTCTGTCCATGACAGAGGTATTTGATATGTATGTAGACTTAGCCCAAAGCACTGAGAATGACAGTGTAAAGAGAGCTGCGTTGGCTGATATGACAAAGATACTAGGTGGATTTGCTCCAAAGGAAGTAAATATCACCCAGGACATAAATATCAGCAATCAGTTACAGGAAGCTAGGCAGAGGCAGATAGAGTACGCTCACAAGCGCCTAGCGATGAACACAATAGATGTAAAGGCAAGGGAGTGTTAGGCTGCTGTTGTGCGCCAGTGACCTAACATTTTTTAAGGCGGGTAACACCGCCTTTTTATATGTCTGCTATGAGGTAATGGCCTTATAGTAGGCTGAGTTTTTCATAATCCTCCTTTTCTTTTATTAGCGGTGTGTCTTTATGGCATACCGCCTTTTTTATGGGCGATTCCAGAGTGTGTTGGTGCAACTCCAACTAGCCCTATTATTACGAGGTGAGCACATGAGTAATCCACAAAGTGAATTAGTAGAGTTCTTGGCACAATTTACCCACGACCCATTAGGATTTGTGTATTCCTGCTTTCCTTGGGGTAAGGATGAATTGGCGAATTACAAAGGTCCCGATGCCTGGCAGATTGAGATACTTGAAAAGCTAGGTAAAGGCCTCATAAATATTGAAGAAGCAATAAGGCTGGCTGTGGCATCAGGTCATGGGATTGGAAAGGCCAGTACAGATGTTCTGATTATTGATACGCCTAATGGCAAGCAAAGATGGGGCGATTTAAAAGTAGGTGACTATGTATTTGGGGCTGATGGCAAGCCAGTAAAAATAATTGGCACTAGAAAATATAAAGCCATACCTTTCTACAGGGTAACGTTTGATGATGATAGCTATTGCGAGGTTTCCAGCGGCCACTTGTGGAACGTAAAGAACCGCAATGACAGGAGAACTGGTAAAGGCTGGCGAACTCTTTCCACTTTGGAAATAGTTGAGGCTGGGGTGCTTCGCAAATCAGGTTACAAGCCTAATGGTGAACAACATTGGGCAAAACAATGGGAGATACCAATACAGGGTGCAGCAGAATTTCCACACAAGGAAACTTTGCTACACCCTTATTTATTAGGGGTATGGTTAGGAGATGGCAGCAGAGAACAGCCTACCTACACAAAGCCGTATCCAGAAATTAGGAATAAACTAAAAGCCCTTGGATATAGTGTTAAGCTCTGTAAAGATGACAAACGAAACTACATAAAAGGCATAAAACATTTGCTTGTAGATAAGGTGTTTTCCTGCCGTAGCTTTAATCGTTATATCCCTGACGAATACAAATACAACGATGTTGCTAGTCGTAAAGAGCTGCTATGCGGCTTGCTTGATACTGATGGAGAGATAAACAAAAAAAGTTCTATTCTCTATTCCACCACCAGCAAGCAGTTAGCAGAAGATGTCCTGTGGTTGGTTCGTTCATTAGGTGGTAAAGCCCAATTGCAGCCAACTGACAAGCAGGGCTGGTACTATGACGACAACCGCAATAGGGTAAATTGTAGGTTTTGTTATCGCATAACAATGACTTTGCCATTTAACCCTTTCTCAATAAAACATCGCAAGGAAAGGTACAAGCCTAATATTGAGGATAGATACCGCAAGAGGTTCATTGCTTCTATTGAGCCAATAGGCAATGCCGATGGAATGTGCATTACAGTCGATAAGCCTGATGGTTTGTATCTGACTAACGACTTCATAGTGACTCATAATTCCTGCTTGGTTTCATGGATAGTTCTATGGGCTGTATCTACGCATGAGGATACTAGAGGCATTGTTACAGCCAATACAGAGACACAGCTAAGGTCTAAGACTTGGCCAGAGGTGTCTAAGTGGTATCGTATGTTTATAGGCCGTGAGCTGTTTGAGATAACAGCTACAGCCATCTTTTCTGCTGATAAAGAGCATGAAAAGACTTGGCGGATAGACGCTATCCCTTGGAGCAAGGAAAACCCCGAGGCATTTGCTGGACTTCATAACCAGGGCAAAAGGATACTTGTTATCTTCGACGAGGCTTCCGCCATTATCGACGATATATGGGAAGTTACCGAGGGTGCTATGACTGACGCCCACACTGAAATAATCTGGTGTGCTTTCGGGAATCCTACCCGTAATACTGGCAGGTTCTATGAGTGCTTCCATAGTAAGCACCGCACATGGGATACAAAACAGATTGATTCCAGAACGGTAGCCATTTCTAACAAAAAGGTACTTAACCAATGGGTAGCGGAATATGGCGAGGATTCTGACTTCGTAAAGGTCAGAGTACGCGGATTGTTCCCAGATGCAGCTGCCAATCAGCTGATACCTAGAGGTGTGGTGCAGGAAGCTAGGGAAAGACGACCTGAGAAGAAGCAGTACTCCTTTTCTCCAGTAATCATCGGTGTGGACCCTGCATGGACAGGGCAGGATATGTTGGCTATTGTAATGAGGCAGGGGATATATTCTCATGTTTTAAAAACTGTCACAAAGAACGACAATGACCTTGCTGTAGCCAGAATGATAGCAGGATTTCAAGACCAATATGGGGCCAGTGCAGTGTTCATAGATATGGGCTATGGTACTGGCATTTACTCTGCTGGCAAAGATATGGGGCGTGATAATTGGCGTATTGTTCAGTTTGGTGGTAAATCAGACAAGGAAGAATACGTCAATAAGCGTGCTGAAATGTGGTTCGCTATGAAAGAGTGGCTGGTTAATGGTGGCTGCATTGATAATGAAGCATTAGCTGACGAGCTGGTAGCTCCAGAGGCTTTTGTTAATCGCTATGGTAAACACCAGTTGGAAAGTAAAGACGATATGAAGCGCCGTGGCGTACAATCCCCGAATATGGCGGATGCCTTGGCATTGACCTTTGCTTTCCCTGTGCAGAGCGGTTGGAGTCATAAATATAAGAAATATAGAAAAGCTGGCAAGATAGCCAAATGGGGTGCACTGTAGAGAGGAGGAGAGCTATGGAGATAACAGAGGGGTTAGAGATTCTGCAAGGCAGTATAAAGCAGCCTAGACAGGAAGTGTCTCTAAAAACCCTAAAGAAAAAGGAAAAAGAAAAAATCATGGCTGCTTACAAAAGAAGTCGTGATTCTGCGGAGAAATTCTATCAAGGCTCAATAGAGCCATCCTTGATACGGAGGAAGAAAATCTATGACGCTCCCAAAGAATTTTTCAGAAAGAAGTTTCCAAAAATATCTGAGTTATCCGATTGGATTAGTCGGGATGTAAAAACAACGATAGATTGGATGTTACCATCTATCATGGAAGTTTTTATTGGCACCGACGACCCTTGCGATATTAAAGGGCAGTCGCTACAGGATGATGTAGCAGCCAAAAAGCTACAGTCCATTGTGAAGTACCAGATAAACAAAAAGAATGACTATTTCAGATTCCTCTACTCTTTCATCAAAGAGGGATTGATTACTAACCTGGGAGTGGCCAAAGTTTACTGGGAGCGGGACGAGACCAGAAATGAAATGGAAGTCATGGTGGATAGTTCCAATCTGGACCAATTCTTACAGCTGGAGCAGATGGGGAAAATCGAAATCAAGGAAATGACTATCATAGATGGGCTTGCAGCTATCATTAAGTATGATGAAATAAAGACTCATTTTAATAACCCTGTTATTGAGAACATGAGTCCGTCAGAACTTCGCTTCACTCCCGATGGGCACACCTTGGCTGAAAGCAAATTTGTAGCCCAACGCAAAATGGTCAAGGGAAGCTACCTGAAAAGCAAAGAGCTAGAGGGTGTGTTCCAAGATGTTGATAAAGCCATTAAGGAAGCTGACGACCGCAAGCGTACAGGTTATGATATGTACACCAATAAGTATTTTGATTCCTATGGCAATTTCCTAAGCGATGATGATAATGCCTCTAAGGACTTAGTTCTCTACGAGGCATACCTTGATGTTGACTACAACAATGATGGCATATTGGAAAAGGTTATTGTTCATGCTGTTGGTGATGTGCCAATAGCAATACAGGAAAACACCTTTAGAAGTGTTCCGTTCTTTATCTTTGCTCCTGAGCCTGACCCATATATCCCTTACGGAGAGACTTCCTATGCGGATACCTTGGAGCAGTTGCAGGACTTGAAAACTGTGCTGATAAGGCAGGTTATCATTGCAGTAGCTAAGAACAATCGACCACAGATGTTTGTTGCAGAACACAAGGTTGATACTGACGCTATCATTGATGGCGATGAACTTATCCCTGTTAGGGACGGGAGTCCAGCGGAGGCTGTTATGTACAGTCCACATATTCCTCTGGACCCTATCACAATGACTCTTGTGCAGTACGCTCAGAATGACATTGAAAGTCAGAGTGGCAGTACAAGGTATAATCAGGGACTTGACTCAAACAGCCTAAACAAAACTGCAAGTGGTATCAACGCTGTAATGGGTGCTGCTGACAAGAAAATGAAGCTGATAGCTCGTATCTTTGCTGAATGTGCATGGGTGCCTATTATCAAGCATATCATTAAGCTAGACCAGCAATTCTTGGACCCTTATCAACAGTTTAGGCTAAATGATGAAATGGTTAATATCTCCCCAGAGGAGCTGGATATTGACTATGACTTGGTTGTTAATACAGGCCAGGGCGCCGCCACAAAAGAAGCCCAAATGAATTATTTAATCATGATAATGCAACAGCTTTATCCTGCTTTGCAGAATATGGGTGTTGCTACTGAAAAATCATGGTATGAGACGGCTAAGGACCTGTTGGAGAAAATGGGAATCCGCAACGTGCAGAATTATCTCATTGACCCAGATAGCGACCAGTGGAAGCAGGCACAGGCACAGAAACAGCAGGCAGCAGAGCAGGCTGAGCAGAAACAGCTTGATACTCAGCTCATGCTTGAAAAGGTTAAGCTGGAATCTGAATTGCAGAGACAGTCAATCCCTCGCATGACCTTGAATTATAAGGATTTGCCTGTAGAAGCCAAGCAGGCTGCTGTATATCAGTACCTAAAGGATAGAGTCCCTGAACCTGATATTTGGGTAAAGGAATTGATGGATGTGTTAGGAGGAAGTTATGCCAAGAGGAATAGCACGCTCCCGAACGGAGCAAAAGAAAGAGAACCTCGCCAAGGTCAAGAAAGCGGGGCAGGCAGAGGAACTGCTAGCAATGTTATCAGAACTCAAAGCTGATATTGAGAGGCAGATTTTGGGCCAAATAGCCAAGCAGCCAGTGTGTGACCTTGAAAGTATCCAGTATGAATACAAGGCTTGCCACACGATAATGAATATGCTTCATTCCACTGTGGTTGCTGGCAAGTTGGCTGAGGATAAGTTGAAGAAAGAGGAGGAGTAAAACATGGGAGACGAAATGACAGTTAATACCGATGTAACACCTGAGGAGGCACCAGCAACAGAGCCTACTCCAGAGGCTGGTGGCGAAAGCCATGTTGAAAGCCATGATGATGGCGGTACAAAGTTCACATTTTCAGTTGATGAAAACGGCAATCGTTCTTTGAGCTTGGGAGAGGATAAGCCTACTGAGCCGGAGGCACCACAGGAAAGCAATGAACCTGCGGCTACTCCACCACAGGAGAATCCTACTGAACCAGAGGTACAGCCTTATGAGAACATGGAGCAGGTTGTTCAGGCTGCGGGTGCAGGTAATCTTGACCCAGCCAGGCTGACACAAGAACAGCAGCAGTCTATTATCGCTTTACAGCAGAGACAGCAGATGGACCAACAGCGACAGCAGTTTATGGCCCAACAGCAGGCAGCAGCAGAGCAGGCACGTCAGCAGGCATTTAGTCAGCTGGCAGTACAGGCCAAAGCGGCTGCAATGCAGGAGCTAGGCATTAGTGATGATGATTTGACCAATGCTGACTTTATGGAAGATGGTGCTGAGAAAAAGACTAAATTCGAGGCTCTCTACAACAAGAAGTTGTTAGAGGGGCAGTACAATTACATTCAGAATGAGGTTGTACAGCAGCAGAGAATGGAGGCCTACAATCAGGGCGTTAATGAAATCCAGAGCTTCTGTGCCGATGAGCGGGTAAAGAATCCTCACTTCCAGCAGACAATTCAGCTGATGGAAACGGCAAAAAATACCATGCCATACAATGTGGCTGCGAAAATCTTTACTGCGGAGCATAATATTCAGAATGGAGTGTTGACACCCAACGACATTGCGACATTCCGTCAGTATTATGACCACTGCAAAAAGCTGGCCTATCAGAATGCTGCTAATGTGACCACCAAGCCAAAGCCTACCGCAAGCGTTCCAAATGTTGAGCGCGCCGGCACCACACAGAACAATGCCGATGTACCACATCTCAACACGGTTAATCTTAGAAGTATGAATCAGTATCAGCGAGATAAAGTTATGCAAAACTATATTTCACAGCTGATAAGTAAATAATTAATTTTTAGAAAGGATGTGCATAAAATGCCTATTCCAGAGAAAACAACTTCCCAGTCTGCCTCTTATTTGGCACAGGGTAGCTTGGAACGTGATATGTCAGAGGTGATTACGAACATCAGCCCTGCCGATACCCCGTTCCTGTCCAATTTACCTGTTTATGATGAAGCCTATGAAATGAAGATTGAGTGGCAGACTGATGAACTATTGCCACCGGGCAAGAACCAGCGACCAGAGTTTGATGAGTACAAATTCCCAATGGCTGCTGGTGTTGGTCGTTTACACAATTTCTGTCAGATTATGGCTCAGAGCTGCAAGGTATCTGATGTAATGCAGAAGGCCCGCAAGACCTACAAGCCTAAAACTGATGAGCTTTCTCGTCAGATTACCAACTACAGCAAGAAACTTGCTTTTGATATGGAGTACGCCATTATGAGCAATGCAGAGGCTCATGCAGAAGCTGGCAGCACTCTTGCTATGATGGGTGGTATTCCATACTTTATGAAAGAGGAACTGTTAGACGTTACATTGTCCACAACTGACGGCAGTGTTACGACCACACAGAAACATGGCTTGTCAACTGGTTCTTGGGTAATGCTCAAAGGAACTAAGCTGCCAAAGGAACTTACAGCAGGTCAGCGTTATTATGTTCGTTTAGACGATACAACGCCTGATACTAAGTTCACTCTGTTTAACAGCTTGCAGGACGCTGTAGAAAAGACTAATGGTATTTCTACTCTGACTGACGCTGGCACAGCAGTTAAAGTGTTAATCAACAATGTTGTGGACGCTGGCAATGCCAAGTTCACACTTGATATGATTGACGACGCTATGGAGCTGGCTTACTATCGTGGTGGTCACCCTACACAGATTTGGCTTAACCCTACACAGAAGCGCCGGTTTAGCACCCTTGCACGTGAACTTCATACAGTAAACCGAAATCAGACTGACAAGAAGATTTCTGATGTGACAGATGTCTATGAATCTGATTTTGGTGTGCTGGAAGCAAAGTCCCACCTCAATTGCTCTGATGATAAGATTTTCCTTATGGACCCGTCTTATTGGGGCTTGCGGTATTTCACTAGACCACATCTGATTCCTAATAGCGAATTGGCCAAGACAGGCTCTTATGAGAAGTTTGTTATTACTTCCACTTTGAGTCTACAGGCTTCTCAGCCTCTTGCCTCTGCTGTTATCAATAATGTAGCACGCTGATTTTTTCTTTTCCGGTACATAGGAATAGCCCCTTTTTATTAGGGGCTATTTTTATTTTATGGAGGTGAGACGAATGATTACAAAGCAGGAAGTTGATATTGACGGAGACAAAATAAGACTGCGAAATACTTTTGATATTGCTGCGGCAAAGGAAGCAGCACACGAGGCCACACAGGAGGGAGATAGCCGTAAGGCTACTTATAAATGCATGGGTTACATACCGCCTGAAATGTGGCAGTATGACCCGTGGCTTATACAAGCACGCAAGGCACAGATAGCCGGAGATAGACAGGAATATGCTGATTTGCTGCGGAGATTTTTTGATGTGCACAAAGCTCTTAGAGTCACACACAAAAAGCATTACTTTAATGGGGTGAAATTATGATTGCGGTAAAGAATATTTTCAAGCAGATTCGTATTGACCTCAAAGATATTAATGAGGTTCAGTATTCTGACTGGGATTTAGAAAATGCCATGAACAAAGCTATACGGCTTATGGCCAACCACTACTCCATGCATAATACCGACTTTCTGACAAAGTCTATTTTGATTTGTGATACCCCAACCAAACAGCATTTTGCTCCACCTATCAGCGAGCAAATAGCAGAGAGGCTGCACAGCAGTTCATTGCCGGAGGATTTTGTTTCCATAGTGAAAGTTATTCGTCCGGATGGTTATGAATTACATCCGTCAACAGGCCATTTGGATGAGCGGAAATATCTTATCTATCGTGGTTGCATTTTTACCCTGGGACCGGTATTGCTGTTCTACAGTTACACACTACCAAATTACAGCAAAGACGATACCGTTGACTTGCCTGTACCATTCTTTGATTTTATCGTGGAGGCCACAAAGATTGTGCTGACTGAAAACTTTTCAGCATTGACAGAATTTATCAATGATAATGCAGAGAAGATGATTCCAGCTAGGCGGCTGACAAACGCTAGAGTGCGTTTGCCTTGGAGGGTTTAGCCATGTTAGTAAGAGAAGCAATGAAACGGATTCGTTACCGGATTAACGATGATTCTGACACAGGCTACCTTGACGATGTGCTGATAAATTACATTAACGACTCAATCAAGTATTTGTCCCATGCTTTGATAGCAAGGAACGACCCAATATTGATTAATGAGTTAAGAGTCAGTAAAAACATCGAAAACAAAGTGCCAGATAACTTTGTTAGATTTGCAGGCGGTTTCCCTGTTGTCAAGAAAGGCAAAAGGTTTTTCCTGGCTGATGATGAAAGCGATTATGTAAACACAAAATATTTCTCTATTCCTCGTGAGGTGGCCTCTGATAGTGATGAATTGCCATTCGAGGGTAACGATACCTACCATGCAATTATCATCGACCTAGCGGTAATATATGCCCTCAATCAGCATGAATTTAACGTTGAAAGAGATACTGCTATGAGACAGGAGCTGGAACAGATTGTTACGCAAGCATTAGGGGCGGTGGGATAAATGAATTTAAGTTCTAAACACCAACAGAATATTGTTTCCTATGGCGATTTCACAGGTGGTTTAAATACCACCACAGTACCAGATATGATTGCTGATAATCAGATGGCTGACTGTGTAAACATGGAGTTTAACCGCACCACAGGCGCGCTACAGACCTGCTGCGGTACTGCTACAGTGTTCCAATGCCCTGACAATATCACCATAGACAAATTGTTCTATGATGAGGTAAACAATGTATTTTTATTTACCGACAAGAACACAAAGGCCGTTTATAAAAGTTGCCTTGTAGACATGAGCGGAACTCACATCTATGACAGGGAAAAGGTCGGTTCATTGTCTGGGAATAAATCTCCTACAGCTGTTATGTGGGACAATGGCTTGATTATTGCCAGTGGTGGCAGGCTACAGTATTGGAATGGTACGGAGCTAACCACCATAAGGATTACCTTCGAGGACGAACAGAATGTTTATCAGTGGGAACAGATAGAGTCATTGCCTGAAAATGCAGTAGCCAATGACTTCTCTCTGGAAACTAATTACACTAAAGATGTAAGCTATGTTCGGTATAATAACAAGTATTATAAGTGTAAAGAAACACACACATCAATTTCCGATTCACCATCCAAGTGCAATGGTGTGTTTGTTAAGAACGGTCGCATTTACACATGGTATGAATACAGATTGCAATGCTCATGTGTGGGTGACATGCGTGGCTGGTATGATGTCAGCAGCGATGATTCTACTTCTAAATGGGTTGATATAGGTTATAAAGAGGGTGAGCGGGAGCAGGCATATATTGCCGGTGCCTGTGCATTGTCCTCTGATATTGTAATTATTAAGAATGATGGCAAGGTTTATAGACTTGCAGGGGACTACCCCGATTGGACACTGAAAGAAATAGCACGTAATATAACGTGTCTTAACCCACAGTGTTTTACAGCTGTGCAGGACGGAGTGTTCATAGTTGGCCGTGAGGGTATGTTCTTCCTACAGACCACAGTTGACTATGGCGATGTAAGACCGGCCAATATAGCAAATGGCATACTTTCCCTACTGTCTACCCTCTCGGTAGAAACAAGCTGGGTAAAGTTCCTGCCAGCATTAAACCAGATTTGGATAGCAGGTTATGAGAATAGATTTATTTGCTATGACCTGTCATTCAAAGCATTTTTTCAAAGAAAATTCTATTCCGCTGTAAACGATGTCTGCCCTTACAAGGACTATTTCATGTTGACCAGGGCACACAAAGTTGTAGAGCTTTTTGCAGGGATTTACCTTGACGAAAAGTATTCCGAGGACGAAAGCAAGATGGAATGGGCAATGACGGCTAAGAGCCATACTTCCTTTTATGATTTCTTACTTAAAAGGATTCGTATTACCTATGCGCCTTTGCTGGACGAGTTCGATAGAGCGCAGATGATAACAGCGGAAAACAAAATAAAGATTGACTTAAAAGAGGCCAACGAAAAGGCTTCTAGGATATATGCAGATGATACCCCTATCATGGAGGACACACGGAATTTGTTCCCAATGAATACACAGTTTGCCACAAAGTGGCTGGTGTATAGGAAGAATATGTTTGGTGTAGGCTTAGAGGGGGAGGGTTCAGCTGTATTAATAAACCGCATTGATATGGCAGTAGCAGAGGTATAAGGAGTGATTTTATGGCAGTAACATTATCTTCCACAGCAAATGGCGCACTAAGCAGTGATGTACTCATAAGTGGTACGCTGAAAATAACAGGTGCTTTGAATGACGGCACAGAGTCGTTAGCGGTATCGCTGTATAATGACAATACAGGAGCTACATTTACCGCCTCTGCCCACACCTACAGCAACAGTCAGACAGTGACTTATTCTTATGCCAACGGCTCCACGATGTCTATTAATCTCAATACCGGCGCATGGGTGTACCAGCGGATTAATAGCGAGGTTGGTAATGATAAATACAAATATGTATTCACATTTACCTGGACAGATAGTAGCGGCACACAGACTAATGTATTGAATGTTGAAACCAAAGAAAACATCACAATCAATGAATTTTCCGCCAATGCCCTAGACGACCTCGATGAAGCCATTACAGGTAAATGTGATGTGAGCATTATTAAGCCAGCAGGGCTAAAGATAGCCGTTGAAGTTACAGCGAACAGTACCAATATGAGTGGTGAGGAAAAGGAAATCACAACTGCGACAGATGTTCTTACCTGGACTTTGCTAGATGATACTGTTTTTACGCTGGACTTAGGTAACAAGACATTTACCTGCACTAGAAAATCCGAAAACATTGGCGATATGAAGTCTGATGTTTATAGCATAAAAGTAACAATAGGTACTGTAAACGCACAGCTAGGTATTATTTCTAATGTGGGATTCCCACCGGATATACAGGACTTCTCAACAGGGAAGGTATCTGATACGGATACCGCCATTAAAGGAACTTTCAATGCTACTAACATGGATAATTCCACTGCTAGAGTAACGGTTATTCATAATGGTTATTTGCAATCAGCAGAAAATAAAGACTATGCTGATACTATGGAGTGGAATTACAAAGACGGCACCAAGTTTACTTTGAACCCCAAGGATAAAACATGGACTTATGATAGAGCACAGGCTGACACAACAGACCTACAGCCAGATATTTATGTTTTTGAAATTGACATATCCAGCAGATACGGCAAAGATACTGCTACGCTGAACCTTACCACCGACATACCAAAAGCAGAAATCGTTTCTTTTGTAGCAGAGAATATTGGTGATGATGAGAACCTTATCAACGGAACATTGGAATATACTATGCCTTCCATAGTTCATAACCCTACTATCCACATTGATGTAACAGTTAATGGTATTGCCTATGTTACTACAGCATTGCCAATAACTGACCAGGCATTGTCTTTTGAATACAGTAATGGTGCAAAATTAGTAGTTAATCCTGCTAATCACACGTTTACATACACTAGGGATAGTAATGAGGTGGGCAACAATGAGCCTGACAGCTATGCGTTTGAATTGTCTATAGCAGTAAATGGGCAGACTACTACCCAGACAGCTACATCAAAAAGCATGGCTGGGCAAAGAGTTTACGACTATGAGCCTGCCTATCCTGTTAGTGTGGTACCTGGCAGTGTTGAAAAACAAAATACAGCATGGCCAAAGTACGTTATGGAAATCCAGCGAATCTACAGGCAGTTCAACGAGAACTTGAACTATTACGAAGCTCTAGCGAACGAGCTAAAGAAGCAGGTTGCAGAGCTGAAAACCTATGTAGATAATAGGTTCACTGATTATGATAAGACTTTGGATGCTGCGGTAAAGAAACTATCCGCTATCCGTGTTAAAGCTATTACCGGTGTAGCATATCATGGCACAACAATCCCTGTCCCAGAGGGTTCAAAGCGTGAAGATTGTGTGTGCCTTGTCAGCTTGAATAAGTGGACTAATACACATTCTGACAATAAATATTGCTATGACATGTATATATGGGTAGATTCTAATTGGGTACTGACCTGCTATACTTACACCAACGGCCGTAACGGCACAGGTGGTACTTATCCTGGCTATGCTAATTATCTTGTCATAGATGTTACAACATTGGTATAACAATTATACTTTCATTATAAAAGCTAACGCATAGAACGCAGGTCTGTTGTCAAGTTCGCTTACCGTAGAGTTATTTCCTGCAACATCTCCAGTTATGCCAAGGCTAGCTGGGGTAGATGTTCCCTGTATAACATATCTTTCATTCCAACCACCTGGGCCAGCGTCAACAGAGCAATATTCTCCAGGGCGTACCCATGTGTTTCTTCCTCCAACATATTGTCCAGCAAACATAGTATGGTGGTGTGATGGTATAGCTGATGTTGGAATAGATATAGAATCTTTACCACCAGTTGCATTAGGTTGGTATTTGCTGCCCGCAGCGACGATAAATTTGTCTACCAAATTTGGGGTTCCATTTTGACCATTACATAATGCCCAGCCTGCCGGGATATTGTCTAGTTCGCCACTGTACATAGCTATAATGCCGTTAAAACCATCTGAAAACTCTGCAACCTGCTTCTTTAGCTCGTTCGCTAGAGCTTCGTAATGAGGTGATATATTGTCAAAAACACTAGAAGAATACATACAGATGTATGAAAAACACACAGGTGAGAAGTTTCAGTTTAATACTGGCTTCTCATTTTTTTATGAGCCGGAACATGGCTTGTGCGAATACAAAATCGAGGATACAGGCCTTTACTTCTGGCAGATGTGCGGGGACTTAAAGTATTGGGTTGACATTGGCTATAAGGTGTGCCAGCAGTTTGAATTATCCTCAATGTCCGCCTATATTCTGCGGAAGCCTAAACCTTTCATCAGGGCATTGGGATTCAAAATAGAGAGTGAGGAGTGCAAGGACGGGTACAGGCGGTATCACTGTACAAATAAAGCAGGTGAGAAGCTGACTGCTACCCAATATGGGAAGAAATATATTTTTGTTTGGCAGATTCGAGGTGACCAAAACAATGAATGATTTTAAATTTGACCTCCAACTATTCGGCGGAGGAGGTGGTGGCAAAGGCGGTGGAGGAGGTTCTTCTTCTTCATCTTCTTATACGCCTAGTGCACAAGAATTGCAGATAATGGAGTACATGAAAAATAATGCCGCTAATGCTCAAACTGGCATTACTTCTATGCTTAATCAGTTTAACACAGGAGTAAAAAGCGATGCTTTCAACAATCTGCTGGGCCAATCAAGTGGCATGATTCAAAGTGGGCAGAACACTTATGGTGACTTGCTAAATGGCAAATTACCAACAGCCTACACCGAAAACATGGCTGACGCTATAAAGTCAGGAGTCAATAGCACAGTAGGCTCTAATATTACCAGCCTTGCTAATCGTGGAGTTCTGAACAGCTCTGTAACTAACAAGGCACTCAATGATGTAGAGGGCAATGTAGCAAATGCAATGGCTCAAAACTACAACCAGAATGTCAGCCAGCTTGGCAACTTGGCAGGGCAGCAGATTCAGGCTGCTACAGCAGGTTATCAGCCGTATAGTACCTTGGCTCAGTTGGCACAGGGACAGGCTAATACCTTTATTAACAGCCCTGTTAGTGCTTTGCGTGGCAGTGGTACAAGCAACACAAAGAGCAACGATGGCAGTGGCAGTCCATTGCTTAATGCAGGCCTAGGCTTGGCTACAGGTTGGGTAGGCAAACAGATGGGATTAGGATTTTTCTAAAACAGGAGGCACAATGATATGTCAACTTTAAATGATAAACTTTTCAATCTTGGTATGATGTATGGCTCTGGCATGAGGGTTAGGCAAAATGAAAGCGATGCAGACAAAGCACTAAGAGAGGAACTTAAACTAAGGACTGGTGCAAGCAATGGGGCAACAACTAACAATAGTAGTGGTGGCAATGGTCAGATAGATTTCGACAATGCTATTGTTAATGGCTTCAATCAGTTCACTGCTAATTCTGACAGTCCTTTTACGCGGATGATGAGAGCAAATAGTGATGGGACTATTTACAATGTCGACCCAAATTCAGGGACAAAGCTACAGCCACAGCAGGCAACACAAGCTACACCATACAATGCTAGTGCAGATTATGGTGTAGACCTTAACAATCCGTATTCTATGGCTATCATGAACGCCAAGAATGATTATGCTAGAGCACAGAAGCTAGGCGATGAAGCTGCCATGCTCCGTGCTAATGCTGCGGCTGAACAGGCAAGACAGCAGGCACAGGCAGCAGGAGTACCACTCCAATCTTTCTTGGCAACTAACAATGCCGATTATAACCAAGCAATTGCTATGCAAGATCAGCTAAGAGCAGCACAGGTGGCAGGTAATCAGGGGTTCAGCTATCAGGATTTGGCAAATGGCAAACTGCTGAATCCGCAAATGACCAATCCAACACAAGGAGTAGTCGAGCAGGCACCTACCAATGCAGGGACAGCACCGGCTACCGCTGCCAAGGGTGTTATGACTCCAACAGTGGGCAACCAGCAGACTGTTCAGACACCAACAGCACCTAACACCTACGACATTCAGGCGGGGTGGAACTTGATAAAGAACAGACAGAATGGCGGTAGTGCAAATCCTTTTCAGCTGGGGGTCAGGGGGTTTTAAACCCTCTCGACCCCAACTATAAGGCAAAGCTCATTTTGTCATTAAAGGATAAAGGCTTCTCTTATGCTGCCATAGACAAGGCATTGCAATTGTCTGGAGTAGACAGTCAGATTGCTTCTGCCCAAAAGTCTCAATATCAGAATATGTTCCTTGACGCCATGAGGCAGGGCGATTGGGGTAGTGCTGGCATGGCACTTGCTAATCTTGCAGGGATAGACAAGGCAGGTGCTTCAATGCTGGGAGCTTACTATCCGTCCTATAAGGATAACTGGGTAGAGGGCAATAAGCGTCAGGACGCCAAGACAAACTTCGGCTATCAGCAACGGCTGGCAAAACAGAAAGCAGAGATAGACCGCGCCAACTTGCAATTCAGGGCACAAATGCAGGTAGCTGCCAATGCACAGACACTTGCTGACAAGGCAGCCATTGAACAGAACGCAAAGTTGAACTATGCAAAACAGTTGATTAGCATGGGTGTTCCACAGGAACAGGTAATGGCTATGTTGACAGGCGGGGCTAGAAAAACATCAACATCATCGTCTGGCGGTAGAACTAATAACAATGAGACATATATTGATAATAGTGGCGTGGTTCATTATGACAAAGACACTGACAAAGAAATGAGCACCATGCAAGACGAGATTAATGGGCTCCAGTACGATATTAAACAGATACAGGGACCTGACGACCCACTCAGAGCAAGCACTGGTGATAAGCACGCAGAATTGCTAAAGAAGCTGGAGCTTCTACGTCCTAAGATAACAGACGATGATTATCGGACTATGTATGAAACTCTTTATGCACTAAATCAGCAAAGAGACTTAAATTCCGGCTTTAATGCAAAATAAGGAGGAAAGTTTATGGCATACTCTAAATATGGTTTATCATTCAAAAATTTTACAGATAGTTATGGTGAATGGGAAGCTAATGGCGGTGTAGAACAGGCCAACAAAGCCATAGATTTTAAGAATCTACAAAACAATAGCTTTAATGTGCGTGGTTTACCAGGAGGCACTTTTGGCCAATCAGTAATAGATAGTGCTCTTGGAGCAGCAGGCAATATTGATGATTTTCTTGGTGGGCCAACAGGACTTGGAGATTATGCCAATAACTATGTCACTGCACAGGAAATGGCTATGGGCGAAAAGCCTGAAGCTGATTTCTCTTGGGACTATCTTATAAATGGCCTACCTCGTGATACCGGTAATCTGATAGGCTCTGGAATTGGTTTGGCTGCACCTATCGCAGCTGCAACATTGGCAGCACCATTTGTTGGCGTTGGTGCTACTGCTGCTGGTATAGGTGGTGCACTTGCTGGAGCTGGACTGGAGTCTATGGCTGAGGGTGGTCAAAAAATGCGTGATTCCTTAGCCAATGGTGACTCTCTGGAAACAGCGCAGGATAAAGCAAGGACTGTAGCAGGCGAAAATATGGCGTTGCTTGCGCCTACAAACATTTTAGGACTGGGAGCGTTAAAGAAAGTAGGGCAGGGATTAAAGACTGCATATAATGGCGGTAAAGCCGTCTCTGCTACTGGTGGTGCATTAGCAAACTATCCTAAGTTATCACAGGCAGTTGACTTTGCAAAAGGTGCTGGCTGGGCAGGCCTTGGAGCGATGAACGAAGGTGCACAGGAAGCATGGCAGCAGGGTATTCAAGACAGCGTTGAGCCTGATACTGATTGGGGCATTTTGCCTTGGAATTGGAACGACGAACAGACAGAGGCTTTTGAATCCACTATTGGGCCTACAGCTCTTATGGCTGGTGCTGGCGGTGGTGCTAGATTGGCAGCCCGAAAGCTGGGAATGTCTGATGTGCCACAGGTTGATACAGCTCCACAGGTTAACAACAACCTCTTCGGTGCTGGCACTGCTGAAATTTCCACACAGGGAGCTGATATTGACGAGCAGGTAGCACACTTGAAAGACGGGTATCAGTCTGTTATTCCACAGGTTGCAGGTGTGCTGGTTAATGACTTTGGCATTGAGGGTGCTCAAATCTCTAGTGGTTTTAGAACCCGTGAACACAACAGGGAAGTAGGCGGTGTAGAGAACTCCAACCATGTTGGCGATGGTGAACATGGCGACGCTTTGGACATTGTTCTGCCTGATGGTGTTTCTGCTGAAACAGCAGAAGCAATCAAACAGAGATTTGAGAACAGTGGTGTATTTGACGAGGTATTGTTCCATGACGCTGGCAGTGGCTACCACCTGCATTTAGGCGGACTGAAAACAGATAACATCGGCAACAGCTATGGCTCTTACTCCGGTGATGCTGATGTGGATTCTGCTATCAATGAAATGGCTGAGAAGTACAATCTTGACCCTGCACTATTGGCAGCAATAGCAGAGCAGGAAAGCGGATTCAATCAGTCTGCACAGTCAGGGGCAGGCGCAATGGGCATTATGCAGTTAATGCCTGACACTGCCGAGGGGCTAGGAGTGGACCCTAGCGACCTCCGAGGCAACTTAGAGGGTGGAGCAAAATATCTCCGTCAGATGTTGGATAAGTACGATGGTGATGTAGAAAAGGCCCTTGCTGCTTACAATGCTGGCCCTGGTAGTCTTGATAGCGTAAATGGGGATATTTCCCAGCTGTCAGGTGAAACACAGAAGTATATTCCCTCTGTCATGGAGCGGTATAATAAGTTCAAAAACAAATCAGGCGGTGGCATTAGCAGTAGTGGCAATATCCTTGATTGGGACTCTACCAATGAGGACTTTTCCAAGCTGGACTTCTTCCCTAAAGATGGTGAGCAGTCACAGGGGACAGTCAATGAGTTCCTTGAAAACCTTGCCAAGCTGGAGGAAAGTGACGATAAGGCCACCAAGGAAAAGGGCAGACAGGCACAGGATATTCTACAGCAGTATGGTGATGATACTGAAAAGCTGACAGAAAAGGCTAAGGAATTAGGCTATCAGCAGATAGTAGACCCAGCAGAGGTACATGGCCGTATTCCTATGAGGCGCATTGTGTCTACAGCTCTGGACAAGGGGCAGGTAACATTTGCCACCAAAAAGGCTGCTGATATTTTCGCTTCTTCTCCTATCGGCCAGACTATGGAACGGCAGGGGAAAACATTTAAGGTTACTGACAATTTCAAGATGAATGAGCAGGTCAACGCTATTAGTCAGCAGGTTTATTCTGACAATACAGCTAGGACCAAAACTGTCAAAAATGGTGTTATGGCGGATGCTGCGGCTGCAAATAGAGAACTAAATGGGCAGGCAAGACCTCCTATCCAGCAAAACGATTCTGTGCTTACTGATGAGGATAGGGGTAGACTCATCAGTGTTATGCCTAATCTGCCACCACAGGTACAACAGCAAATACAGGAAGCTCTTGCTGAGAACGACATAAAGTCTGTACGCCAGTTGCTTGATGAAGCGACTAATAGCACACCTCTAAACGCTGAAACAGATATTGAAAAAGCAAAAGCTATAACGAGAGCCTTACTGCAAAATCCAGAAGCAACAACCAGCTGGGACGGCAACGGGGCTGTTAGAACTGCTGCTATAGAGGGATTTATCAACAGCAATAATTTAGATGGACTGAATCGTGCTAACAAATACATGGCTCAAAACCTGCGTGACAAAGGCATCAACCCGCTGGAGGTATTGAATCAGAATATAGAAAAGCCAAACACTTTACCAGCTGTGCAGGGGGAGCGTATGCCATCTACCGATGTACAGCGTGAAGAACCTGCCATTGAGGGAACAGTGGAAGATACTGTCATTACTCCTCCGTATAATGGCAATGAGGTAAAAGTTAATAAAGGCGAGCATAACTACTATAAGTGGTTAAGACAAAATGGCTTTGCCCAGCAGGATAGGGCACCAGAAGGCGCACCACAGCTAGCAGAAAACAAAGAATCCACTGGCACGAATAGTGAAAATCAGACCAATTCCCCAACAAGCAAAAATACTGAAATAGAACTTGCAGATGGATATTCAACTGAATCTGGCAAACCTCTTAATGAAGCAAATGAGCGAGAGTTCATTGTGAAACCTGATGGGAGCAAGGATTTTGGTGAGATTTCAAGCGATATTTCAGAAGCTACTCATGGTGCGTTAAAATCAGCTCCTATACGGCTACAAGTAGGCAATGAAGTTTTTGGGTATATTCATCTGCTTAAACATGCTAGCCAAATGAAACAAAAAGGATATGATGTGATGGGTTACATCAATCATATCCTAAATAATTTCAATCAAATATACAGCCAGCAAAGTGATAAAAAGCCAAACCGTTTTGTATTATATTGCAAAGATGATTCAAAAGGCTTTATGCCTATAGACTTGGAATTTGAAAAAGGAAGCGATGATTACTATACGATAGTATCTGCAATGCCACATAGAGCAAAAATAAAAGGAACATTGCTCTATGATGGGAGTGCAAATCCATCTATCGCTACCACCGGCGATACCCTTCTTGCAGAGGCTGACAATAAAGGTGGAGTCAGCAACACTGCGAACACGCATGGGAAGAACAATGTTCCTTCTTCTACCTCTACTATACCACAGAATCAGGATAAGGGCAATGAAAATCCTAATGCTTCTAATGAGCCAATGCGTAAGGAACTTATAGAGCAGGCTGCTGCCAATGAAGATACCTGGGTAAATAGCAAGAAAAGCGAGCTTCACCTTGAAGATGATAACGATACTGTTGTCAAACTCACTCCACAGGAACTGAAATATTATCAAGACTTGATAAAAAAAGGTGTGGTAGCAAAGCCTGAACTGTACGAGGAAGCCCAAGAAGATGTTGGCGAAATGGACGACAATGTGGAGATGTCTAAAGAGCAAAAGCAACTCTATGACGAAAGTAGCGACGATAGGGATATGCCAAGTGTTGAAGATGAGGCAGAACCTACAGCTGATGAACCACGCACTAAATATAGTAGGGAGAAAAGTCCTGTTGACAAAAAAAAGCCTACTCACCATAATGTAGAGTGTAGGGATGTAAAGGAACAAGCGAAACGTTATGTCCAGAGCAGACTTGATAACGGTGCATTAAAAACACTCAAACCGACTGATGATGTAAATACTGCTATTGAAAAGATTATTGCTCCTATAAAAAGGGAAGTTGATAATCAAGCTGCTAGGTATTTAGAAACTGGCCATGAGCCAGAATATTATCAGGCTCGTTTAAATATGATTAATTATTACAAGCAACTTGTTGATGAAATAAGGAGGGATTTCAATGCAGGTGATAGACAGTCTGATGTCTACGGACGAGTTATTAACGATACTTGGTTCAAACAATCCGCAGGAGAGGGAAGCAACCTCCGAAAAAGTGTTCAAAAGAGAAATGCAGAGATTGAAACACGAGAAGATGAAAACTCAGGAGTAAATTCATCCTCTGCAAAAACGGGCAAGACATATGAGAATTATAACCCTAAAACACAAAAGGTATTAGATATGATGTATAAGCACTCTTCACGTGATAAGAGTGCTTTTTCTATTGAGCCTATAAATCCACATTCTGCCGAAGCTCAAAAGGAGAACGGCAACAGCAACACTGAACTTGATAGGTTGCCAAAGGTGCCTATTGCCAAGCTCCGCCAGAGCGAGCAAAGGATTGTCAGATTTGGTAAAGCTATTGGTGTGCCTGTCCATTTTGTTGAGTCAAACGAAACGACTAATCGTGGTGTATTCACCCACAATGGTGAAATCTTCATTAACCGCAAGGCAACGGTTCCAGCTCATTCTATCTTTGTACATGAGTTTGTGCATTGGCTAAAGGCCAGCCCTGAAAATGCTGGTGCATATGATGTGCTTCATGCGTGCTTGGAGAACTCTAGCGGGCTTTTCAATGAGGCACGAATCAATAAGTATCGGAATAAAATTTTCGATGGCAATAAGATGACTGACGAGGAAATAGTGGAGGAGATTATCTGCGACGCTATGACACAAACCGAGTCAGCCGAAAAGTTAATGCGTGCTGTTAATAATGTTGATGGTAGCCTTGTCACTAGGATTGCTGGCTGTCTAAAGGCTATGTGGGATAAGTTCTGCGAGTACATGAATTTCAAGCAGCATAAAATGAGCAATGAACAGCAGCTGCCAAATGAGTTATCAGTAGCAGAGTTCCAGAGAGCTGATACAGCTTTCAACAAAATTCTGATGAATCTGAAAAACGATAATGGCGAGCCTGTATTCCATCGGGTAGGCACAGAGCTTTTGCTGCGTGACAACAACGCAAAGCCTGCAGATACATACCAGCTAAACCCTATCAGCTATACTTATGCAGTTGCATACTCCAAGGAAAATAAGGACAATAAGCCTATTGATGAAAAGGCAAAAAACATTCAAAATGAGTATGAGGAGTTATCCGATGAAGATAAAAAAATCATTGATGACAAAGTGCAAAAACGGCTAGCTGTATTTCAGAATACAGTAGCTGAGAAGATAAGGCAGTCATTCTTAGAACGCTTTACTGACAGTGATAAGAATTTATCGATTCAGGAATTAAAGAACGATAGTAGAGAACGTGAATGTTTACGAGTATTGTATGAACAATCAAGTAGATATAGTGGCAAGGTAAGTAATTATAAGGAAGCCCTCCATACATTAGTACCGTGGTATGATACCAATGGGAAAAGTAGGGACCAATTAGTAGAGGATTATAATAGGTTTAAACGGCTAGCAGAGGAGATGTTGAATTATGGAACATACACCTTTACCGAACTCTGTAGACAATTTTGCGGACGCGGCAGAGATAATGTTATTAAAAATTCTGGAAGAAATGTCGAATCAGACCGCGACCTCGAACGCAGAACAAAAGCAACCAAAGGCTTAAGGCAACTGTTCTTAGAGCAGGAGCTAAATAATCTAAAACGTGACAAGCACTCTGAACAGGGTGCTTTTTCTAATGGCAACAAATATTCCCGTGGTGTTGACCTTAGCCCATCGACTGATGGTGTGGCTATTGCTGCCAGAGCCAACAATAATCTTGTGGCCAACATGAAAGGCATTGTCAAAAAGGCAAATGCCAAGTTTAATCCATTCCACCATGAGGAGCTGGAAAACCTGCGTATTGATAAGCGTGACGAGAAGAAAGACCTTAACCTTATTGAGTATCAGTTTGTTTCCCCGACCAGGGAGAGCAAGAAGTACAAAGTTATCCAGCCGTTTGTTATGAAAGGCAAGCAGGCTATGGCCAAGCAGGAAAAGCTAAGGTTCGAGTTCAATGAGGGCATGAACGAACTTGATAGGCTGCTAGGCTGGCGAGAGGGATTCCATCGGAATGACCCTAAGTTCAAAGAGCGAAAGGAAGCCCTGAACGAAATACTGTTAAAGGGCGACCTAGAGAGAAAGAATTTCACCAATAAAGAATTAATTGAGGCTGGCTATGACGCTGAAACCATCAAGGGTTATCACAAAATGAGAGCACTTCTGGATAAGGCTTGGAAGCTGGCTGATGAAACCAAGTCAAGAATCAAGTATCAGAGCATAACCAGCTCAACCCTGCGCCGTGCCGAGGCTGATTTTGCAGACCTAAAGGATAAGAACCCATTTGCTGAAATCATCAGTAAAGTGCATAATCCTGATGGGACTGTGACCATTAACTACAAGGCACCTCATGTAAGGCGTGCGGCAAAGCAGACTGTGCTGCCATCCGAGCTGGAAAACCTCCGCAAGAACAAGGATGTTCACATTGTGGAAACCACCCAGAGCCTAAAGGGGACTACACAGGTAACTTACTATCAGCGTGAAGCAGGCATGGGTAAGCTAAAGGGATATATCCCTCATATCTTCCATGGCTGGTATGTCTGCAAGGTAGACAAGGACGGCAAGGCCATTGTAGACAAGGACGGCAATGTAGCTATGGATAATATCATGACTACAGCCAATTCCTTGTCAGAAGCAGCCAAGCTGGGGCGTGAATTTGCCAAGGCAAACCCTAACGATAACTATCGTGTTATTCCACAGACGTTCAGCGCACCTGGAGCACAAGAGCAGGCTATTGTCATGGGTGATTTTGACTATGCCAAGATAGTAGGCAAAGTGGCTGACTCTATGTCTATGAGCATATCGGATGCGCAAGCAATGCTTGATAATACTGTCAAGATGAAAAATCGTGGCAGGTTCTATGGCTATGCTAAACAGCGTAAGGGCTTCAAGGGATTCGAGCAGAATGTTTATCTTGCCACTATGAAGTATTTCAACCAGACTGCACGCTATGCAGCTATGGACTCTTTCAAGAGGGATTCCATTAGTATGTATAACCGCATTTTTGGAGCCTTTGACGACGAGAATGTAACAAAGAGAAGTGCTATGGCCAAGTGGACTAAACAGTACATCTATGATGTGAATGGTACTCCAACATGGATTGAGAAGTTCCTTAATAACACCTTGCATAGTTGGGGATTTGGCGAAGAGAGAGCTGGTGGTAGACCTGTATTATGGTTCCAGCAGAAAATCATGACATATCCTATGACTATCCTAAAGCTGGGTGTATTTAACCCGTCCTCTGCCCTGCTGAACCTCACACAGCTCTTTAACCTTTATGGAGCTATGGGAGAAAAGGTACTTAGCCCACAGGCCTACCAGCGACTCCTACACAAAGGATTTGCTGATACATTCAGGGCAATGAACAATAAGGATAGTGAGCTGGGCAAGTTGCTATGGAAAGACCTTGGCCTTGATTACCAGATTGGCATGGATATAGCCTCTGGTTATTCCAATGCAGAGGTCAACAACCTTGCTTCCCTGCGAGGTTTTGCAGGTCGTTTGGCTGGCAAGTCTATGTATTTGTTCAGACAGACCGATGCCTTTGCCAGAGGTGTTACCTTACTGACAGCCTATAACAAGGCGTTAGACGAGGGTAAGAGCAAAGCAGAGGCCATTGAGTATGCCAAGGAGATAAACGACAAGGTAAACTTTGATGGCTCTGTTGCCGACGAGCCTACCATATTCAGAGCACTTGGCCCAATATCCAAGGTTTTCTTGCAGTTCAAAAAATACCCTGTTAAGCAGTTAGAATTGTTCCAGGACTTCTACCTTGATGGCAGGGAACTTGGACTCAACCGCAAGCAGTCATGGATGCGAATGGCGAAATACATGGCACCATATATGGCAATGTCAGGCATGATGGGTATTCCGTTTGTCAGCCTAGCTAACGGATTGTTCTCCTACCTTACAGGTATTTTTATCGGTGATGATGATTGGGATTGGGAGAAGAAAATTAAACAGTTCATGATTACGGAGTTTGGCGAGGACTGTCCTTTGACTCAGTGGTGGTTGTATGGTGCAGGTTCTTTCATTGGGCTAAACCTTGGCAGCCGTGTAGGTGTTGGCGATTTCTTAGGCTCCGACTCTTACAACTCCGCTGACGGATTGGCTGGCCTTGCGTGGAATCAGACCACTCTTGGCTCCACTGTTAATCAGGTGCTAAAGCAGATGTCTTACCGCAATTATGCGGAAGCTCTAAAGGCTGTTAATCCTACTATGGGTAACATCGTACAGGCATACAAGGGCGAGGTTAGAACCACTAGAGGCCGTATGAAGTATCAGTATCAGAATATGGCTGAAAGAATGTGGCGGGCCATTGGCTTTACTCCACTCAATGAAACTTTGGCTGGCGACCTTGCAAGCAATGAGTATGCTGAAAAGCAGGAGCAGACCAAGGCAAAGCAGGAAGCTGTAGATGATTTCTTAGCAAATCCAAGCAGTGAAAATGCTGACAGACTGAATGAGCTGGGTGTTACTCCAAAATCCTTGGAGAATGAATCAGCCAGACGGACAATGAACCGCCATCAGCTGAATGAGTTAGCTAAGGAAAAGGAAGCAGCAAAGAAAAAGAAGAAACCAAAGACATACTCTGCCAGCGATTACTTAAAAGCTGTGCAATAAAAAAGAGGGCTAGGAGAAATCCTAGCCCTTTATTTTTATGAAATTTTTACTTTTCTATTTAGTTCCATGTAGCAGAACTTCCATTGGCTGCCATCTTGCAGAGGGAATCTTAACTCACTGACCGCATTTACGACCACGGTATGTATGATGGGATAGAGCTGCAAAGTCATTTTGCTAACAGATAGCAGTTTGATGATTTGATTGTTTTTACAATTCAGCATACCAGGAGAATTAAGAAGTTCTTTAAACATATTCATAGTGAACAAAAATGATAGTGGCAATACACACATTCCTAGAAAAAAACTAGATGTTATGTTTTGCGTTCGCTGGTAGGCCTTTAAAAAACCAGCTATGTAGATTGCTACAACAATCAGCAAAGCAAGATACACGCAAACTTCTTTCAACATCTCAACCCCTCCTTTTAAAATCATTCATGCCACAATCTGGCAACATCCAATCTACCACACTTAACAACACGGCACTTCCTAGCCATCGCCATATGTTCTGTATGGGAATATCTTTCAATGAAAAACCTATGAACGCTTCTGATGTACTTATTGTCATTGTAGAAACATTTATTTGTAATATGCCAAACAAACCCATTACAGCAAAGATACACCACAGACCAGAAACTACTAACTCAGTATAGCGTATCTTCTGTCTTATCGGTGTGAGTGGAGTTAATTTTAGGCAGTCTATAAACAGAGGAAAGACAAACAGAAAAATTCCCACAAACAATCCGTCCCCAACATTTAAGGCAAGCACTAGCCAGCTCAATGTAGTGAGAACTACCCTCAACCCTAAATGTGCTATCAGGTTGGGCTGGTCATGCGCTGTTAATGGATTCCGCCTATACTTGCAGCCATCATAAAATTCACAATACCTATCTATTTCACTCAACCACATTCACCGCCTATTCACAATCATTTTACCATACTTGGGCTTTTTTGCAAACAAAAAGAACCCTGCCGTCTGATACAGGGTTCTTCTTGCTTGCTATTCATTTTAGAGAGTTCAGCCATTGCGTGGCAATTAACTACTCTTTTATTATACATCAAGTATTTCAAAAATGCAAATATTATTTTATTGCTACTTATGCTATTTATGTTCAATTAATTATTTTGATATTTAATTGCTAGTTTTAAAAGTTTTGTTCATTAGAAATGTAGAAAAAATAATTTAGGATTTGAGAAAATTTTCCTTGACTTTTGTCGATAAAATTATTAATATGATTATGTCGACCGAAAGTGAGGTGAAAAATGTTGGCAAAAAAAATTGGTCGCCCAGTCGTTGGGCAACCCAAACCAATAAAGCTGACTGTACGAGTAACGGAACAGGCTTTACAGGCATTAGATACATATTGTACTAAACATAATTTATCTCGTGCTGATGGCGTACGGTTAGCCCTTAACGACTTGCGAAACAAATAAAGAAGTTCGCCCCTCCGACCAAGAACGAGCGAACTTCACAAGAAAGGAAAAGAATACTTTCCTCAAATCTATTTTATCATGAGGTCAGTATTCTTTCAATAAGAAAGGAAAACTGCAATGACAAATATTTTAAACCATGATAATGTAAAACCTGTAGTAGCTGTAGCCACTGAATACATTGTTGATTACCATCAGGCTGATAGAGCTGTATTGAATCAATTAGTTACCAGCAGTCAGATAGTAGCGTTTTATTTCAATAAACAGCACAAGCATGTACTTCGAGCAATAGACAATATCATTGCTGAATTTTCAGCGATGACCTCAGAAAACATCAAAGCCCAAAATTGGGCTTTGACCTCTATGTTCTATACAGCTTCGTACAAGACAGGCACAGGCAAACGCTATCCAATGTACTTTATGAACAGGGATGGATTCTCTCTGCTGGCAATGGGCTTCACCGGGAAGAAAGCCTTGGAATGGAAGATACGGTATATCCAGGCTTTTAATGAAATGGAAAGGAAGCTGAAAGAACAGG